TTTTCCCCTTAGCCTCTGCAAGGGCTCGAACCGCATCGTCAAACTGGTCCGTTGTCTCGGGGGTTGCGATTCTGTCAACACCATCGCTCGGGGCATCGGGGATGGCCCAGTCCTGGCGATGACGGGCGATCTCAAGACGCATCGCTTTCTGCGAGATGTCATCGAAAGCCATCTGCGCGAGATTGCGGTGGGTCTCCGTTTCGAGTTCAGAGAACTCGGGGTCATTGAGCAAGTAGTCCACCTGCTCGGCCATCCGTGTATGCCAAGGACTCACGGCCCCTTTGGCTCGTACGCAATCGGCGTTCTTGCAGATCCGACAGTGGATCTTCATGAACTCAAAGTCGTCGCGCTGGAACCAGTTTTTGCCAGGCTCGTTGCATCCCGCGAACAGGTCTACCTTTTGGCGCGGAACGACCCCAACGATCTTGTCCTCAGGACGGATGTTGAGGCTTTTGCGCTTCTTGGCCATCAGTCGTCCGCGAGGGCGCTGATGATGTCGTCGTCGAGGTCCGAGCCCTCCTCGTCTTCCTCGGCTCCTGAGAGCATGTCCGCGATGGAGGCTGCCTCAGGTTCGGGTTCTGGATCGGCCTCGGGCTCTTCCGGTTCAGGAGCTGCCTCAGCCTCTTCTGGTTGAGGCTCCACTTCGGGCTCAACCGGGAACGCCTCATCATGCGAGCCCGCGTGAACCGGCTCGCCGTTGTCACGCTCAAGATCCATCTGCTCCTCTTCGGGCTCAGTAGGAGGCGCGAGCTTGCCAGCCTTCATGTCGTCCCAGTGCATCTGGTTCTTTGCCTTGAGCCAGTTCTCGGTCTCAATGACGTTCGGACGCCCGGGTCGAGGGTTCTGTTTGAGTGCCAAGGGACAGTCGAGACACCGAGGCCCCATCACCATGAGACCGCAGTTCTCTTGCCAGACCTTGAGGTGCTGGTACTGATTCTGGTCGATCGTCCCTTGCTTCCACAAGGTGTCGATGTCTTCGGGGGTTGACCCGTACATCTGTGGCGGTGGAAAGGTCTTCTTGTGCGTGCACTCGAGAGTGACCTCGCGGCCTTTGTAGTTCGTCGTGAGTGTTTTCAGCATGGTCAAATCCCGTATGCGCCCGCAATGTGCAGGAACTCGATGTCGTTCACCATAATACTCGTATCAGGCCACGGCAGTCGTTCCCCTGTCGGGCTGACGACACGAAGCGGATGCGATCCACGGCCTTGGCAATGGATAATGACCTTGGCGAGCTGGTCCGCAGTTCCGATGCTCAGTTCTCGGAGGCGGAACTCAAACACTTCTCCCTGTTTGAGATTGGAGTGCGCTCCCGGTGGCGTGAATCCCGGCGGTGGCGTGTACCCTGGAGGCGGCGTGGGCGCCTCAGGTGCCCCCGGTGCCTCAGATGTCGCTGAGGGGGCTTCGGGCGTCTCCGTGGCTGCGACGGCTTGTGGTGGCTCCTGAGGGGCCTGAGGAGGCGTAGCGGGTGCCTGTGACTCCAAGGGCTCCGTTGGCGCCGAGGGGGCCTCAGACAGAGGCAGTGGCTTCCACTCAGGGCCGAAGAACTTGAGCCCTTCTTCGGCGGTCAGATTCTCGACAACAGGAGCGAACCCGTAGCCGGGGCCGAAGATTTTCACGTACTTCGCAGGCCAGAGTTTCGCCTTGAGTTCGCCGGTGTCTTTGTCACGATAGAGGCGTCCCTTTTCGTCGGTCTGGAACCCATCAGGCCGCACGCGTTGGAACTTGAAATCTTTGATGTCGAAGGGGACCTCCCAGTTCTCACCAATCTCGCAGTCGGTCGTCAACGGGACGGGCCACTTCAAGTTCAGGATGGTCTTGTTCCGCGTCATGATGTGCTGGAACAGTTCGACGGCCTCCGCAAGAATGTCATCCTCGATCTCGAACACGAGCTCGTCGTGAATCGTGATGACCATGTAGACCTTCTTGAGCCAGTCCCGCTTCTTGCACTCCCGGTAGATCAGCGCCATCGCCAACTTGGTGATGTCAGCCGAAAGACCTTGGATGGGACCGTTCGTCGCGTTGCGTTCAGCCTTCGACTTGAACTTGCGGTTGATCTCCATCTGCTTCTTGACGGCTGCCTCACTTGGAGGTGCCGGCTTGATGTCGATCAGCCGTGATTTCTGTTTGGGGGTGTTCGCCGCTTCGTACTTGCGCTCCCACTTGGCGAGTTTCTCGGGGTACTCCGCTTGGAGCTGCTCCTTGACCTTGCTGAACTTGGTAGGCGCGAGAATGTCGGGGATGGGGTAATGCCGCCCGAACGCCGTGGTCACGTAGCCGCGCTTGCGACCGAACCCCTTGATCTCGTCCCACCAGTTTTTCAGGGTCGAGTACGTCTCGTTGAACGACCGGTGATGGCGTGCGGCTTCCTGCTCGGAGCAGCCTTCGATGGCACGGATGATGGCGCTTGGACCGCCGCCGTAAGCCATAGCGAAGTTGGCGGATTTCGCCCCCTGTCGCATCTGCTTCCACGCCTTCGTGCCGACCTTGTCCTCACCGAAGAAGGTGATGCCAGTAAGCGTGTGAAGGTCGCCGATGCGGTCGTCGCCGCACTTGGGGCAGTAGGCCGGGGGAGCCTCGGGCGTGGCCGTGCCGTCGCCCGAGTCGAACTCATGCTTGCATGAGCTGCATCGGAAATACTCACGGAGCCACTTGGGCTCACCCGAGAGGATAGTCGCGATGCGAAGCTCGACACCACCAAAGTCGATGGCCACCATCGTGCGGCCAGGGCGGGCACCGATGGCTGACCGAATCCCAAGCAGGCACGCAGGGCGCTTCTTATCGTAGGTGGCCGGGGTTCCGTGGATGGGGAACTTCGTGCCGCCATCCTCCGTGGGATTCTTGCTTGAAGGAGTTGTGAAGCGCCCGGTGTCCGTTCCGGTTTGTTTGAAATTCGCACGCAGGGTGCCGTCTGCCTCGGACACGTCTCGGTGCAAAGAGATCAGGTAGGTGCCGAGTGCCTTCTGTAGCTCGCCGAGACGCTTGATCTTGGGAAGGAAGGGATACCGGTGGCCGTGTTTGTCGTTGAGACGCTCAATCTCAGCCGCCGTCGTCTGGACTTGGTCGGACTTCGCCGTTCGAGCAAGGTCAGGGATACGGAGTTCCTCAAACAAAGGGCCGATCTGCTGACGGCTGAGGATGTCGTATTTCTGTGGGAACTGAGCGTCGGGGTCGCCTTCGGGCAGGTCGAGCTTGAAGGAGTGCCCTTTGCTGTTGAGATCATCGAGACCCTTGCGCTTCGCCTCCTGGCGACAGTCATCGATCTGCTTGTTGATGTCGTAGTCGGGGTCGTCGGGGACGAACTTCTTCCGCAGGATTCGGAACCACCCTGGCTCGATGGTCTGACCTCCCTCTTCTCCGCGCTCGTTACGATCGGGAGAGCGTTTGGCCCCGAGCGCTTCGTTGCAGAAATCGTAGATGTCGCACATCGCCTGGAAGTACTCAATCTGTCCGAGCTGGGTGAGTTCAGAGACCCGAGCTTGGTCCACCCAAATGCGGGGGCGCTCCATCCACCGCGTCGCGGGGATGGTCATCTTCTCCAGGTTGTAGACGACCTCTTGACCGAGGCTGCGTTTGCCGTCGGGGGCCACAACCTCAGGATGGACCTTTTCGTAGAGCAGCAGCGTGCAGATTGCGTCAGAGCAGGCGTACCAAACGCAGGGCTCCCATGAGGGGTCGAGTTCAGAGAAGTCGAGTTTGCCTTGATGGTCTTTGCCGAACAGGTCCTCGAGTTCGATCATCTCCTTGTCGAGCTCGTTCGCTGACATGAACTTGAGACCGAGGTTCTTGTCCCGCGTGTTCCTGAGCCAGCCGAGGAGATTCGTGTCCTCCCACTTTTTCGGGGAGTCCCACATACCGATGGCTTCGCCACCGGGGAACTGGAGGAACTCATGGTCGAACTTGGCGTTGTGGAACACCGCAACCGCATCCGATTGCTCGAGCCTGCGGATGCAAGCGTAAGCCGGCTGAATAGCAAGGTTGCAGTCGCCCTTCTTGTGTCGAAGAGGGGCGTAGTATCCGTGCTTCCCGTCGGGGGCGAGACAGAAGCCTACGATCTTGTCAACGGTCTCGCCGTCGAAGACGCGGTTGTCGAGGCCAGTAGTCTCAAGGTCAAGCGCGTACCGTCCCGACGCAATGCACTCGTCCACAACGCGGTCGAGCATCTCGATGGAGTCGATGAGCTCCATCGAGACCTCATCGAACCAAGGCTTCTTGGCTACGTCAGGGCGGGTGGCGTCCTCAAGGCTCTCCAGAAAATTCATCGGCGGCGCATGTCCTCCGACGTTCTACCCGTCAAAACTTCACGTAACGACGAACTCAGGGCCATCGACAAGGAACACGTAGCGTCCTTCGTCCCACGCTTGGGCTACGGCCGTCGCGCACTCCCTCAGGGCGCGATCTTCGGTAGGTGCCGCGTAGCATTCAGGCATCTGACTCGATCCCGGCAAGCAATGTGGGCCGGCCATGTCGCAGATGCCCTGCTGAGCCTCCAAGCAGAGTTTCTCCCGCTTTGCGATCCTCAGGGTCCGCCGCAGAGGTGGTGGCCCCAACATTTCACGAAGTGGCTTGGGGTGACCATGCAAAGCATGAGACAGCGCCTCTCCGCTGACGATCGGGATCTGCGCGCCCCAGCTCGTGCCCTCAAGCGGCCTCAAGGCGCCCCAGAGGTCGCCGTCTCGTGGTGGGGGGTAGAGGAGCAGAAGCTTCATGGAACGCTCCACGTCCTCCACAGCGACGTACCGGAGGCCGTCCATCACCCGGCCTCTTGGAGGGTTTCCATGACACGGCTACGAAGGGCCGCCACAGCCTGAGTACCCTTGGTTTCTCCCCAATTTTGCCGGGCCACTCCGTATTCGATGCGATCGAAAACTTCCCAGAACGCGAGCAGCGTTTGCTGGTCGAGGTCCCGTTCAGCCGTCAACGTGTCGAGGAACTTGCGCAGCCGACCGCATCCCTCTTCGTAGGTGCCCTCGGGAACCGCGGTGGCGGCGGCGAACTCCTGCTCAGGGGTGACGGGGGCATCGCGCTCGTCATCCCATGGGAGCGGCGCTAGTCCACACCGTGCCTCGAGATGCTCGACGGCTTCGCGGAACCCCATGAGTTCCTTCTCCACCACCCATGCAATGGCGTCGCGCGTCTTCTGGCACACCCAACAGTAAGTTGAGTTGCTGAGCCCGTAGTAACGCGCCGAGGGTTTGTTGTCGGGGCCGTGCAGGTCACATGAGAACTGCTGCTCGCGCTGGCGATCTGGCACGACGGAGTAGCCCCACTCGGAGAGCATCTCCCCGAGGTCGGCCTCTTCCTTCACGCGCTCGGCTCGAGCCCTGAGTCGTTCGCGGCTCATAACTCGTAGGCCCTGGTCATCCTGACAAGGGTGTCGAGGTCCGGCCTTGACCAGGCCGCAAAGGTTGTCGGGGCGGTACTAGGACTCGGACGGAAATGGATGGGGCACGTCGATTCGGCGATCAAACTGAACACACCCTTCTTGGTCAGGTGGCACACTCGCCGATGGTCTCGGTCAAGTGCCACGTAGTGATCGCCGTCCCTTTTGATGGACCGAACCAGACCGTAGGGTCCGAAGGTACGCTCCTGACCACTGAGCTCCTTGACAGCGTGGTCGCAGAAAACTCCCCAAGTGTAGTAGCGATGCTGACGGACGAGATTCTCGCTCGCTTCGTGCGGGAAGAAGCGCACCTGAGCGATATCCACGTCGAGATCAAGGAACGCGTGAATGTGGTGAAGTTCGTGTCTGAGGTACTCGGCCTGCCCCGGACTCAGGCACACCATGAGGAACTTGGCTTTGTGGGCGTTGGCGAACCCGAGGCTTTTGAGGGCGAGCTCCAGGTCGAGGTACAGCTCTACGAGGGTGCGAACGGAAGTGCCGAGCCGTCTGAGGTCGAGGGTGCTCTCGCAAGCCTCCATCACGTTGCGCTCATGTTCGAGCGGAGGAACGAGCTGGAGCCGCTGGTAAGCCTCTGCGAGCTTCATGCTCCCCTTGTACGCCTTTGAAGGACGCCGGCCTCTCGTGAGCAGCCCTGGCACACACGGGAGGCACTATAGGACCACCTGCGCGCGATCCCGAGTTTCACGAAGCGTCTTCGGGCTCGTCTTCTTCGGACCCCGTGACCGTGTAGCCGCGGCTCTCAAGTTCATTGATCATGGCGCGGGAGGACAAGTAGTCCACGGTCTCGTCATCCATCGCATCGTCCTCATCGCACGCGCCACAGGAGGGGTAGTCGGGCGGGAACATCTTCGTTTCCACCGGGCAGAACTCGTCGCTGTACTTGCAGCCATGTCGCGTGAGGCAGCAGTGGCTCAGGTGGCCTCCGACGCCGGGGGACTCCGCAGTGAGGCCGTGGTTCTCAAGGAGGTTTTTGGTCTTGTCGTTCGGGACGAGCTTCCCGAGGACAAGCATCGGATCGTATTCAGCGACGTCGGCAAGCCCTTCGGACAGCATCCATTCGATCTCGTCCTCGCTCGTGATCGCGTACCTCACATCTTCGCCCTTGGGGACCCAGTAGGCGTCGCCCCGATCGTTCTTGGTCTTGTAGAGGTTGCCGTACTTCACGAGAGTTGCGATGGCTTCATAGCGGTCGAAGGTCATCGTCGTTCGTTCTTTGCGGTCCACCATATCAATGACTCGTTGGGCACCTTTGCGGCCTAAGCCTTCGTACTTTTCAAGGACAGCACGGAGAGCGTGTCTTGTCGTAAGGCGCGGCTCTATGGCTGGGGGCTTCGATAGCGCTACGAAACACTGGAGAATGTAGCTCAGTCGTTCTTGTTTCCCCTCGGAGACCCGGTACGCGGCCATGATGGCTTGGCGCCACACTTGCTCAAACATGTCCTCGTCAAGTTTTTCGAGTTCACGGACCACGTCGTCGGCGTCCACGTTGTGGACGAGCATGGTCAAAAGGTCGGTGGCGGTCTCAGGCATCAGTCGTTCTCCAAGTCCAACGAGCGCATGTCCTTCTTCACCGCGTCCCAGATCTCTCGCTCGTCGGCGTCCAAGTCAGCAGGGTTGAGCTGCTTCTTCGCAGGCTCGGGAGGATTGTCCATGAGGAACCACAGCAGGGCGTAGAGCACGAGCCCGACACCCCATCCGAGAAAGGCCACCACGAGACCGAGGCGCCAGAACACGGCCGGGACCCCCGTCCACCGTGCAAGGCCAGAACAGACACCGCCAATCTTGCCCTTCTCAGGGTCCTTGTAGAGCCCCCGAGGCTCTCGTCGTGCGGGAAGGTTGCTCACAGAAGCGCCTTCGCTTCCTCAAGACTGATGACCTTGGTGCCTTGCGCTCGGGCCTTCTTGGCTTTCCCGCTGGTGCTCTTGGGGTCCTTGGCGACGAGGTAGGTGAGACCCTTGCTGACGCCACTTTTGAGGGAGCCGCCGGCCTCGAGGATCTCGTCGTTGAGCGACGGGTCACGGATGCCGGTAAAGCAGAAGGAAAGACCCGAAAGCTTGCCCCCAACGATGGGCATCTTGATCTTCACCCCGGCTGCTTGGAGGCCGTCGATGACTTTGCGGCTGCGACGGAACCCATCGACAAACTTCTCAGCCTTCGTGTCCCCGATGCCCGGGACCGCGGCGATCTCTGCGACCGTCGCATCCTCCATCTTCTCCAAGGTGTCGAAACCGGCGTCCGCGAGTTTCTGCGTCATGGAGCGACCCCACAGGTCAATGCCGAGGGAGCCAACGAAGTCCGCGATGCGAAGTTCCATCTTGGCCTGCAAGTTCTTCATGACCTTCGTGGCCGTGCTCTTGCCAACCTTCTTGCCCGAGAGCGTGACGACGGCGAGCTCGTCCACGTCGAGACCGTAAAGATCGGCCGGCGTCGTGACCATCCCGTTCGCACAGAGCGCGTCGAGCAGTGTGTCGCCCCAGTCCTTGATGTCGAGCTTCTTGACCCAACGCTTGACGGAGCCACTCTGCTGCGCGGGGCACTTGAGTGAGTTCGGGCAGAGCGTGTAGGCGCCATCTCGCTCAAGCTTCGTGCTGCACGAGGGGCACTTGGTCGGTGTTTGAAAGCGGGCGTTCTTGGAAGGAGTGAGCACCTTCTCGACGTAGGGGATCACGTCGTTGCGGCGTGACACCAGGATCTTGTCGCTCATGCCAAGCAGCATGTCGGGACACTTGGCCGCAAGACGCCCCAAGTTGTCCACGTTGTGCAGGCTCGCTTGCGACACGGAGGCCCCTGCGAGATTCACGGTGTCGAAGTAGGCGACGGGAGTGATGCGTCCGCTGTTGCCAACTTGCCACACGACTTCGCGGAGGCGCGTCGGTTGTTCCTCGTGGGGGAACTTGAAAGCACGGGCGCCTTTAGGTCGGCCGTCATGCTCTCCAAGGTGGTCCATGATGGTGAGCAGGTTGCACTCCACCACCAGGCCATCGATGTCGTAGTCGAGCTTCTCACGCGTGGAAGCGATGTAAGCGTCGTAGACCTTGCTCACGTCGCCGCTGTTTTTGCAGGTGGTCCAGTTCGGAGTGACAAAGCCTAGGGCCTTGAGCAGCTTGAACTCCATCGCCTTGCTCGTGACCTTGTGGTCTTCGCTGATGAGCTGGTAGCAAACGATGGTCAGATGCTTGCAGTGTGCCGGGTCCGACTCGCGCTTTGAGATGCCGCTCGCGGCGTTGCGCGGGTTCTTGTACTCGGGGACGTGTTTCTTGTGGTCGCTCTTCTTGAGGACGATCTCACCGCGGACGTAGCCGGTCAGGTCCTTGGCCTTCTCCACGGCGCCTTTCATCAGGAGCACGTTGCGGGTGATATCCTCACCGGTGATGCCGTCACCGCGGGTCAACGCCTGCACGAGTTTGCCCTTCTTGTAGCGAAGGGAGATGGAGATGCCATCCAGCTTCTCACTGACGACCAAGGTTCCGTTGGCCTCCTCGATGTCGCCATCACGCTTGGCCGTGGCAATCTTGAGGAGAAGGTCCGTATCCCACTTGATGAATTCGTCGGTGGTCTGGACCTTGAGCAGGCTCCCCATCGGGGCGCTGTGCTTGACCTTCTTCCACTTGGTCTTTTTGGCTTGGGCTCCGACGCGTTTGAAGAACGCGTTTTTGGAGTCGAGCTCGCGCAACTCGTCCTCGAGGGCGTCGTACTCGGCGTCGCTCATCACGGGGTCGCCGTTGTAGTAGGCGTCTTGGGCCTGCTGTAGCTGCTCTACGAGATCAGAAATTTCACGTTGGCTCATTTACATCCTCTGTACGGAGTGCATGTAGGTTCTACACTTTCTCCGGTCTGATTTGCGCGTCTTACGCGGAATCAAGAAGTCACTGCTGCCGCGGCCTCCTCATCGACCTTGTTCTCGGGCCAGTACCAGTGACCCTCATCCTTCTCGACGTTGTAGGGGCGTCTTTCGTCCTCCCCCTCTTCGCGGATGCCATCCCACAAGGCTTCGCTTCCAGACATCTGATTCCAACATACGCCGCGCCACCCCTTTGCTTCCGCTTCCTCGACGACCTTGCGGAGCGCGGTTGCTTGCTCAGGAATGGTGAACATGTAGTTCTGTTCCCTTTGCCGAGGGCCGTAGGTTCTGTCAAATTCCTCGAGCGCGGAAGCGACGGAAGCAACATGCTCCATGGGGATGACCACCTTGTCGAAGGTCGTCATCAGAGTCACCGTTTCCCACGGTGCGAGCTTGCCCTCCTTGGCGAGATCGAAGACGGGCTTGAGCCCACTCATCATCATCATGGTGAAGGCCATACCCGTCGCTTGGAGATGTTTCTCGGCAAGGATACGCCAGATGGCCATCGCTCCCCCGTGGGCGTTGGAGAATCGTTCGTAGATCACGACATCGCCGTCGCGACTCACTGCGTATAACCGGGTCTCGCTCATTTCCCTCATTTTACGGACAGAATTGGCGATCTCTGCCGAAAGGGCTACCAGGGCTCTGGGGTGCCCAAGAGGGCCTTACCCTTCTGATCCCTGTCCTCCGAAGCCCTTGAAGAACCTCGAGGCACCCCCGGTGTCGCCGTACCAGATCATCGGGGTTCCGTCGGCGCGATTCTCAGCCCCGTAGGCGGCGCCTTTGTTGCCCTCTCGACTGCCAGCCGAAGCACGCTTGACCGTCCCCGAACCCGAGGTCAGTTGGCCGCTCTCCCTGTCGAGCTCAGCCACGGGACAACCCGCTTCGCACTCCCAGTTGGGCACCGTCTCTTTCCCGTCCGCGCCCGCGTAGCTCATGTCCTCCATCGGAGGCTTCTCTCCTTCGGAGAAGATGGTGCGCCCTCCACTGTTTTTGCGGTGAGCTGTGCCGGTTGCGACCTTACGAGTGCCAACGACTCGACATCCAAGGCGATGCACGAGCATCACGTTGGGGGGCCACCGTCCTCCGTGGTTTACCTGCCACTGCCCCCACCCTTTCTTGTGGTGAGGGAACTCGGCACCAATTCCCTCTTCAGAGGCGAACGCCCCTTTACCTACCGTCGGCGTCTTGTCAGCCTCGGATTGGTAGGCGATCCGACTCGCGGCAATGTTGAGGGCGCCGGCTTCGTGCTCCACGACATTAGCCGTGGTGCTCCCTGACTGACAGGGTTTTCGCGCCACGGTTACCACTCTCATTTGAACCCGCTGACCTTCGCGTACGCCTTCACGAGTTTGACGTAGTCTGGGTTCATGGTCCCGGCCGCCGCCACGCTGTCAGCGAGTTTGAATGCCTCTTTGAGTGTGTAGCCCATCACTCGCATGGCAAACGCAGCCACCGAGGCACCCGTCCGATCTGTCCCGTTCATGCAGTGAACGTAGACGGGCATCCCGAGACGGTTGAGCTGCGCAAGACGGTCCACATAACCGATGAAGTCGTAGGACCGCAGGGCCGGACCGAGGACGATGGAGTTGTTCCCGCCCTCGATCTGCCACCACATCACCTTGTCCTTGTCGCCGTGCAGCACCCCCGGCACCCACGGCGGATCTTCTTGATTGAACTGCGGCGGGATGTCGGGCCGGTTCGTGGGCCATGTTGCCTCCACGTCGATGCCGAACGCCTCCATCTCGGGCTGCCAGACATCGCGCTCGCCGCCTTCCACGTTGTCGATGACCGACACGTCGATGAAGGGCTGCTCCTCATTGATGCCAAGTACCTGGCGAAGCTCCTTGAAAGCGAACGTCCGGTCAGAACGGAGAGGAAGATTGCCGCGCCAGAGGTTCATTCCGACGTGGGCACAACGAGAGGGATCGAATACGGCTGCCATGGTCTACTCCAGTTCCTCGACGCGCTGTTTGGCCTGCTCGAGCAGATACGTTTGAACACGCTCTCGATTCTCAGCGCACTGCGAACAGACCTCAAGACGCTCACCCTTCTCCTTGATCTCCATCTCCGTGTCGCGCTCTTCGCATACGGGGCAGTCTCCAACCGAGGACTCCTCGTCACTCCCCCCGAACCCGAAGAAGTCCCCGAGACCGACGGACTCTTCTGCCGCGAACTCAGCTTCGGACTCGATAGTTGCACCGTTCCAAGCATTCTCTGCTCGGTCCCAGTGACGGATGCGCTGGTCCGCGATGCGTAGATACTCAGCATCTTGGTCGATGCCGATGAAGTTGTGTCCCGTCCGCAGACACGCGAGTCCCGTCGTGCCACTCCCCATGAAACAGTCCACCACCGTGGCGCCCTTGGGGATGTCTTGTAGGAGTGCTTCCATGACGCCGACAGCCTTGACCGTGGGATGCTCATTCTGCACGACGCGTCCCGTGTCCGACTCTCGAGCCACGATGCCCGTGTTGCGTTCAGCCGAGCTGGCCTTTGCGACGTAGTGGAACTCGCCCGGGGTGTCGAGGAGCGCGATGGCATCGCGGATCTCGTAGCCAAAGTCTTCGACGGCACACGCCCCCGTGTGCCCCGTAAGTTCCTCGTCAGGAGCGACCAGCAGCAGGTGTGCGCCTGGCCGAAGGACTCGATCGATCTCTTCCATGTGGGGCTCAGGGTTGCCCATGGTGATCATCCCATGCACCGACGCGTCCTCGTGCTCCTCCCACGGGTAGTCCTCCAGGCTAGGCTGCGCGATGATGACGGGCTCACACGAGGCAGGCGGAGAGATCATCGTGATCAGGTAGTCAAACAGTTCTGGAGGCAGCTCGTTCATCTCAATTTCCTGTACCTGCTTAAAGTATCGAGCAGCGCTTCCGCTATCGTCGTAAAGAGGTCCCTGTTTTTGGTAGTCCCCTTGGTTGGGGCGGTACAGGCTTGGAACCGACGTGGATGAGGGATGTGGGCCCGTAGATGGGCGCTGTCCGCTCTGCTCCCCCAGACTCTGAACCGCACAGCCCTCTTCGCACTCCCATACGGCAACCTGTTCTTCGGGCTGAGCTTCGCTTTCGTACTCATGCCCCGCACCTCCGCCGAAAGGCTTCGCGCCGTCTGACCATCGGTTGATGGTGTAGCCTGGCACCACTATGGTGCCAGTCTGTTTACAACCAGCACGGTGCATCAGGACCACATTGGCAGGCCAACGCCCCGTCCCGTCTGCCGTCCCACATCCCATCTTGAAATCAAGGCCACGCGTGCGGTTGTCCTCGTGCCCACGATCTCCACTTGCGTTTGCCTTGTAAGTCCCTTGGTCTTGAACTGAGGAGAACCCTATCCGGCACGCATCGATGTTGATGGCACCTGCTTCGTACTCGGTGATGTTGGCAGTCGTGCTCGAGGCAATGCACGGCCGACGACTGACCGTCACTACCCTCATAATTCCTTGATGCCTTCCAGGAACTCCTCACGATCGAAGGTGCTCCAACGATCCTTGAGAACCTTGCCGCGCCACACGATGATCTCGGAGTTCTTGACGATGCCTCCATCGATGGGAGGCCAGCCGTCCGCCGGAGTGTCCTCGAGCGCGCAGGCCGGAACCGTCACACGCCAAGACGCCCGAGCTCGATAGTAGACGCGGTTGTCACCTTCCATCATGGACGCTCACCCGATCAGAATACGGCCCCCGAATTTGCTCACCGCCATCTGGCCCTTGGCGATGCGTTGGTCGAGGGAAAAGAGACGGTCCATGTCAATCCCCGACGGGATTTCGATTGGGTATTCTCCGTTCTCCGAGTAGATCTCCCAACCATTGAGTTCAAGACCACCACTCCCAAGCTGACCCAGGATATACGGGGTGTAGCTGATTTCGACACGAAACCCCCGAGTCTCATAGAGCGCGGCTGCGAAGATGTCCGTATCGACCAACGTGACGAGCATGGCATCGGATCGCTTGTACGGTGGCACTTTGAGCAACCGTTCTTGAGATTGCTTGGCGAAGTCGCTACGCATTTGCATCGCAGCTTTGTAGAACGCTTCATGTGCGTCGCCTCCGTCCGCAAGCTGTACTGTGACGGAAGGGACGCAGTGCTCCTCGTCCGTGTGGTAGAGGCGGCGCCCGCCTATCTTCGGCCAGGATGCGCGGATGATTTTCCGGCCCCACGAAATGCCCCCAGGCACCGGCGTCATTGTCGTCGGCACGACCTTGGGTCGAGTGAGCACGAGGTGACTCCGTGTCAGGCTTGTGTGCTCCGGCGTCCAGATCTTGCTCTCTTTGCCGGAGAACAGAGGGACGATTGGACTCGCATTCGCTGTCGTAGTAACGAGCAGCGAGGTGCCGCCTACCCCGAGCATCTGTAGGAACTGTCGCCTGTTGGTCATGGCTACACTCTACTCTTGTGCGGAGAGGAGTCGCTCGTAGGTTCCCTCGAAACCCGACAAGTCGACGGAACGCAGATCCCGGTAGTCAAACGGGATGCCCTCGGTAAGGCTGATCATGGGACCACGGAAACCCAACAGGGTGCTGTTGTAGCGGACGAATTCCCGCTGGATGCGGAGGCGCCCCTCGACGAACTCGATCCCTCTTTGCACGATGCGCCACAGCCCCGAACTGCGCTTCTTTGGATCGTCATTCGGTGCCTGCTCAATGAGCCCCCAGTACAGGAGCCGGGAGAACTCGCCGTCCTTGCCCATGAACTTCGGTGCCCTCGAAGGGACATGGACGAAATCACCAGGATGCAGGTCGTGGTACCGCTTCATCCAAATCAAAGCGATGGCGTTGTTGATGCTGAACGGAAGAGAGCGAGCTTTGGCGATGCGGTCACACGCCCCACAGATGACACCATCCTTGGTGTACATCCCTTCCGCGACACGATCCCGTTCCTCCTCGAGGCCGCTGCCCGTAAGTGGCTCACCGACGACCTTGCGCAGGTGCCCCATGTGCTCCCGCATAAGTGCCTTGGCGCTGTCCACGTCTCCGGCCTCCAAAGCATTCTCGATGCGCTTGAGCTGTGCTCGGAGTTTGTCGAAATCCTCGTCCGGCTCGGAGACCCCTATTACTGTGGCGAAGTCAAACTCCATCAGGGTTTCCTCGCCACAACAACAGGTTCCCAAGCCGGCTTCAAAGCGGTCCCGTACCCCTCCCACAATTTGGCCAGCTCCGTCGCGGGGATCGTGATGGGCACATCCACGGCAACCTGCTTGGCCCCGGTACCGTAAGCCCCGACGCCCTTGCCTCCTTCGTCCGTCGTCTGTCGGACCCCCCGGCCATGCACGATGTCGTTCATGTTCTCGCCGCCGACACCACGTTTGGTCCCGACGACTTCGCGCTCCGCACCAGCCTGCTTGTCGATCATTTTTGAGATGTTCGTGGATTTTGGGAAGCCACTTCCGTAAATCCATGCCTCAAGTTGGGGCTTGCTGAACAACGCCTGCTCCATCGCGCGCGCCATCTTGTGGAAAGTTCTTGTACCACCGAACGCTTTGACCACCCCACCAGGCTTGAGTTTTCGGAGCACAAGTTTCCAGAACTTCACATCGAAAGCGATGCCGGTGGCGTCCCAGACTTTGCCCATGAAGCCGCCCGTTTTTCTCACTTGGTCGTGTGAACCAAGTTTCGTACGGCCGAAAGGAGTGTTGGGGTCGTTCTGTCGAGGAGACCCTCCCCGACTCACCTGTGTCAGGTCATAAGGCGGGTCGCAGACGAAAGCATCAATCGAGCCATCTTCGAGTTCCTCGATGCGTTCGAGGCAGTCCCCGTACAACAGTTGCACTACAACGGCCATTACAGTTCCAAGTCGGGGGTCTCGTGCTGACGCTTCGCCTTCTTGCGCCACTTCTTCTGGTCATCGTCGTCACCGCCGCTCTTGGCTTGCTGCATGGCGGTGTCGAGCTCAGCCATGGTCGTGGTGTCATCCGTAAGGAGCCGACGCCATGTGAAGCGCACGCTGACAGGGATGCGTTCAAACGGTTTCTGATCGCGCGACTTGAGACACTGGAAGATGGCCTTGTCGATCTTCCGTAGTTCGTCATCAATCCAAGTAGCTGTCACGATGTCTGCCGACCTCTCACACTCGTTCGCGTACGAAAGGTGCGTCAGATTGTACCGGCCTCCGCTCTTCTCAGCCGCTCGATAGCCTTCACGCGAGATCTGAAACAGGCACAAGACCGCGATCCCCATGCCGCGGTTGAACGACATCGCCATTCGCTTGAGATCTCGGACGACTTCGTTGAGCTTCTCCGTCGTGTTGGAGTACCGGCCACGCGCGCTCATCAAGCCAGCGTGGTCGACGACGATCATGGAGAAGGGTGTCTTCGAGAAAATGAGCTCGGCACGGCCCCGCAGATCGGCCATCGAGAAGTCCGACTTGTCGGGATCGGCAACCTCCAGGTGGATGGAGCCGTACTCCTCAGCTTGGAGACTGTAGGGGCCCGCGTGGGGAACCGTCGAACGACCACCGAGGTCGGGGACCACGTACTCTCGAAGGAACCTCTCCTCGTTGTCGTTCAACAAGCCGTCGCGGATCTTCTCGTAGTCGAGGCCCCCGTCGATGCCGAGCTGTTCGCGGATATCCGCGAAGTCCTCATGTGCCGTGTGCATCGTGTAGATGATGTTGCGGCACTGCATGTAGGGCATCTCGAGCGAAAAATAGACGGTCGAGAACCCGAAGTAGACAGCTTGGACGTAGGCCCAATGGAGCGCGAACGTGGATTTCATCGAGCCCGTGAACCCTGCATGAATCCACAACTCGTAGCGCTTGGCCCCTTTGAGGGCGGCATCAATCTGCGAGATGCCGCAGTACTGACCGATGCCGAATTTGGGATCCGCCTTGACCCGGTCATACCGGCTCAGGAAGTCCTCACCGTCCTGCGTCAGGTTGCCCGAGAGCTTCGACCCGAGCGTGGGCGCCACGATGTTGTGGCTCCCGTCGAGGACATACCGAATCGCGTCGATGGCTCCGAGGAGTTTCGTGCTCTTGCCTCGCGGGTCTTTGAGCTCGATGCCTGTCGAGATGATCTTGGCCCCCTCCTTGAACAACTCGATGGCGACGCGGTTACGACGGTCGCGGGCCTTCTCTTCAAGGTAGGTGAGAAAGTCGCCACGCGTACGCGGCTTGATCATCGCCAGCCGCTCGAGGCGGTCCACCACGTCCGCTTCTTGAACGGCCGTGAAGTGTTGCCTCATCGTCTGGATAGATGGGACGTGTCCGTAGGTCTTGAAGAAGTCCTGCAGGTACGTCCAGACGATGTTGTCTTCGGGGGTGTCGAAGCCAAGCCCCGACTCCTGCATCGCATGGTAGTTCTGCGCGAAGAGTTGCTCGCTGTCCGTAGCCTGAGCGAGGAAACAGGATCGAAGGATGTTCTTCATCGCTTCCTCCCGAACGGCTTGTTCGAGGACTTTTTCTTGAACGCTTTAAGCCGTGACTGCTCCTCTTGCACTTCTTCGTTCTGTTTCATCTGATCAAGAAGGTTGCGAGTTCCGGTAGGCGTCACGCCCTCGTCGTCTTCCCCTTCGTCGTCCTCGCCTTCGTCGTCCTCGCCTTCGTCGTCCTCGCCTTCGTCGTCTTCCCCTTCGTCGTCCTCACCCTCCTCGTCCTCACCCTCCTCGTCCTCACCCTCCTCGTCCTCACCCTCAACTTCTTCATCTCCGTTGAGATCCGAGAGCGCATTTTCGATTTCGGCAGCAACCTCTTCGCCCCCGGCCTCAAGCAAGTCGTCGGGGTCCACATCGGACACGGTTTGCGCGGCCGCGATGGCTCCTCCCACAATCTTGAGGGAACCCGATCCGGTCAACCGGATGTGGGGCCAGTGAAGAAGCATCCCCTCGAGCGCCTCACTGTAAGCACGGTGGTCGGTCGTCATCAGCGGCGCAGCCGGTTGGTCAAGCACCCACGAAGGGCGCCCGAGATGGCGCCGCGTCTTGATGGCCTCGAGGAGCACCGATGGGGTTTCCTTGTTCGGGGCCGTCTTCACTCCGAGCATGAAGACCACGAGTTCGTAAGACTCGACCAGCTCATCGATGTACATGGCCGTGACACGAACGGTGTCGAGCTCCGTATCGTAAATCTTGTGGCCTTGCGCGTACGCAGTGTTGAGCCACGCCTTCACGAGATCCTTGTCCGACCAAACGCGGACATCCCACATGTGATTCTTGCGGTAACAGACCGCTTTGAAGTGCTTACGGAAAACGGACTCTTGGGAAGTTATCCACAGGTCTCGTTTCGTAAGACTGAGGAGAGGGCAACTCTCCCGCAGTCCAGGCACGTCCTTGGTCTGAGACAGCGACGGCCAAATGCGCTCCATGTTGGCCCTGCGGTGATGGTCGAGGGTGCACTCACAGTCGCGGCCGCCTTTGTCACCCGGCATCGTGATCATGGACGGTGCGTAGATCCACCCCTCCCCTTTACACTTGGGGCAATCTGGGTCTGCGTAGGGCCGCTTCACCCTCCTTGTACCCCCAAGAGTTCCAAGATGCCGCCGCCTTCGTCGTCTTTCTCTCGAGAGGGGGCGTCCTCGCCTAAGAGGCGAGCTGTAGCGAGTTCCAAGTAGTCGGGGTTCACGTCGAGCCCAACGTAGTCTCGGCCGTTGTCGAGACTCACAACGCCTGTGGTGCCACTCCCCGAGAAGGGATCGAGAACCCGACACGGGATCGCCTCATGCGCAGGGCAACCACATGTTGGATGCCACACTGTCGTGGTCTTCGATTGTCCGTGCTCAGAGTCCTCCCCGTCGAGTTCTCCAGGGGCACCTGTCGCCTTCATGACCTCCTCACGCCAGTCAGGGGGCTCAGTCGCCTCCACAGCGCGTTCCCACGGGTTGCCGCACATGGGGCAGCACCCGCGCTCGGACGTGCCTGCAAGGACACAGGGCTCAATCAGCTCCGGCGGGAAAACGGCGAAGTGCGCACCTCGGTACGGTTTCGGCGTTACCGTCCAGACGGATCGCTTGTTGCGCCCGTTGGCAGGACCTTGCTGAGCAAGATCGTCGCTGAGGTCGTAGTCGTACTTCTTGTCGGGCCGCATCGCATCGTACTGCGCCCCGCTGCGTGAAGTGAGCCGTCGCTGGGGTTTCATCGACAGCGGCTCTTTGATGGCATCGTGATCGTAGAAGTACTTGGCCTTCTTCGTGAGCATGAAGATATGCTCGTGGGATCGCGTGACTCGATCCCTCACGCTTTCAGGGAGCGGGTTGGGCTTGGCCCAGATGATCTCGCTGCGCAGGTACCACCCGTCGTCCTGGAGCGCGAAAGCAGAGCGCCAAGGGATACCAACAAGGTCCTTGGACTTGAGACCTGGAGGTGCGACGGGCTTCTTGTCTTTGTAGGTGAGACCCCGTTCTTCGAGTCGTTTGGAGATCGAGAAGTTGCCATCCTTCTTCTGGCCTGCGCGTCGCTTTGTCGTCTCGGATTGGTAGCTCGCCCCCGAAGGCCCGGACCCCGCGTAACTGTCCCCGAGGTTGAGCCAGCATGTGCCATCATCACGAAGGACTCGACGGATCTCACGGAAGATCTCGACAAGATGTCGCGTGTACATCTGAGGCGTAGGCTCAAGGCCGAACTGACCGAGCCATGCACCACACCTCTGGCAAAACTGCCCACTCCCGGCCGTCTGCCTTTTGTCTGCTGCTTCGGCGCTTTTCCCCTTGGTTGGCTCGACCTGATTCGGATGGTGAGGTCTGCCCATCGGCCCCCACTCGTGATCGCACCCCTCGTCGCCTCCCCACACCTGTGCCTCACCCTCGTAATCACGAAGACCCCAATACGGAGGGGACGTGATCATGCACTGCATGGAGCCCTCAGGGAGACGGCGCAACCCCTCAAGACAACTCGCCCCGTAGAACAAAGTGGCCGTAGCGGGATGGTCCCCGAGGGGTCTGCGTACTTCTACCGGCTCCACCTCACTCATGCGTACTTCCTCGCGTCCCGCATGAGTGCTGTGAAGATGTCATCGATGCTGTTGTCGTCGGTGACGGTGATGTCGCCCATGTTCTCGCCTTTGAGTCGTTTGCCCATGACCTTCTCGATGAGCTGCATCTTCTTCCGAAGAACGCCCATCACCCGCACATCAATCGTACCGCGCGCAACCAAGTGGATGGCATAGCAGCGATCGTGTGTTGAGCCGATGCGAATCATGCGACCGAGAATTTGGAGGTAGTCTCCGGCCGACCACGGCGAGTCGTAGAAAATGATGGCCTTGGCTGCTTGAAGGTTGATGCCCTCAGCGGCGGCCATCGTGATCCAACAGACCTGCACGTCGGACGACGGATCTTGGAACGCCTGCATGTTTTCTTTGCGGACGTTCTCGTCGGTCTCGGCCCCCGTGATGCGCACCGACTTGATCTTGTACTTCTTGGAGTTCCCTACCTCCTCGAGCTTGTCGATCATCTTGCGGAAACGCGAAAACACGATGACCTTCTCCCCTGCGAGGTCCCCCTCCGTGAGGAGCTCAAACAGTTCCTGCATCTTGTCGCTGTCACCTTCGACATTGATGAGCTCAGGGTGGTCAACGATCTGCTGACAGTAGATGAGGGCCGTGAGTTTGGTGGTCTCGACCTCCTCACCGTCCTGCCTCTCGAAGAGACCGGCGAGGGCTTCCTTGTAGACACGCTCTTGGTCCCGCGTCATGCCACACTTGTGCTCGCGGATCTGGAGCACCGGCAGCTCCTTCGCCACGTCGAACTTGGCGCGTGCAAGGAAGTACGGATCGATCTTCTCGCGGAACGACGCAATCTGGTCGTTGCGGTATCCGATGATGACGGGGATCTGTCGGCGGCTGCCCGGAATTGCTTGCAGCCGTGTCAGACAGTACTGCGTCATGAACTTGTTCTTCGTGCTCGGAAACAGCCCCGGCACCACCAGCGAATAGATGGCGTAGCCTTCGATGAGGTTGTTCTTGATCAGCGTGGCCGTCAGAGCCCAGAAGCGTGATGAGTTGTTCGCCAAGTGGCGCACCACCTGGTAGGTCTGCGTGCTTGGGTTCTTGTACGCCGTCGCCTCATCAGTGATGAGCACGTAGTCTGTCCAGGCCTGGATGTACTTGATGTCGCGCCGCGCGGTCGCGTAGCCCATGATGAGAACGGTGGGCCCCGTGGAGTGCTCGAACTCCTTGTAGACCTTCTGCCGTTTGGGGGGCGTCCCGGTACAGGTGATGACCTTGATCTTATCGGGCTCGCAGAACTTGTCGAACTCAAGCGCCCATTGCCCGACAACGCTCTTGTTCGTCAGGATGATGGTCTTCATGTTGGGCTCTTTGGCCCACACGTAGCAGAGCGCGGAGATGCTCTGGATCGTCTTGCCCAGACCGGTGTCGTCGCCGAGCAAGAACCGGTTCATCGTGACCAAGTGCACGATGCCCTGCACTTGGTAGTAGCGATGACGGAACGGTTTTTCAGAACCGTCGAAGTCCGTGAAGGTCTGCTTGAGCAGAGGCGTCGGCTTCAGGGACAGGTCCGTTTTTTCACGGATCTGTTTGAGCCGAGTGTGAGCAGCCGCGAGCTTCGGGTCCATGCGACCGTTATACGCACCTAGTCGAACAACTCGACCATGCGACGAACGGCAGGCTTGAGCTGGAACCGGTCCTCACCGAGACGGTTCTTGAAATCTCGGAGAAGAAGAATCGAAGCTTGAGCTTTGGAGCCCTTCCCGCGCCCTTGGAAGACATCGAGCAGGTCTCGAGATTTCGCCCAAACCACGTTCGTGAACTTACGCTCCACCTTTGACACGAAGTTCTTGAGGAACCACTCGCCCAGCTCTTTCAATGCGGCATCCCGAGAAGGAGCCTCTTCCATGTGCGGGACACTCATGCGCTGCCACGAGCTCGGCACTTCCCCGAACCACATCCGCGCGCTCTGCATCGTTTTGAGTGCGTTTTTCAGGCGCGACGGCATCGAAGGCCAGTGCTGCCCGTTGACCACGTACCAGTTGAGAAACAGGGGATCGATGCCGTGCCGCTTCGCGATACGCTTCTCTGCTTGATCGAGTCCGTGAAACTCTGTCTTCATGGCGCGGATGAGTTCGTTCTTGAGGGACTCGTAGGCACCATCCAGAACGGCCTCGCGTTCCCTCGGAGACATCGCCAAGGCGCGTGGAGGGGTGACTCCTCGTGCGGGCTCTTTCTTCTTCTCGGGTCCTAGAAGCTTCTCAAGCAACCAAGACCTGGCGACTCTTTCAGGGCTAGCGGTGTGGAGGCTCATGTATCAGGGTCCCGAACGTCGAGGACGACGCGGCCGGGACCGGAGATTTGAAGATCGGCCCCACGAACGGTCCGCGTCGCGCGTACCTGTCCATAGGGATGAATAGAGAAATCAACGTCGGGCATCTCAATTCGGCCCTGGACCTCTCTTTCAAGCGTATGCGGGATATGCGGCGCCTTTTCCACGATCTGTTTCGCCACATCCGCCATCGGAAGCGAGTGCAAGTTTGCCGCTCTCAGCGCACCTTGCGTCTTGTTTCCCACGATCCCGTCGATATTGCCCACGTTGAACCCGATGCGGTGCAAATGCGCTTGGACAAGGCGCTCTGTGATGCGACCCCCCTCCCACTTGCCAACATCGACCTGAGCCGCACAACAGAACGATGGGAACCCGGCTTCTCCTCGACCGGCACCGAGCAAGTGGTCCATCAGCAAAGCCCATTCACCAAAGTAGTGGAACACGGTGTCGTGGGGTCCCGCCAAGGGATAGCGAGTGAAAGGCACGAGTCCGAGAGGCACCGCGATGGCCCAGAGCATGGCGATCTCACGCTCACGTCTTGAAGCGTTCGGACCCTCGTCGTCCTTGATCGTCAACTTGAGGTACGCCTCGCGCCCCGTTGGCACTGCGGACCATTCAGGCGGTAGCCCAGTAGGCCCTGGGTTCTCGCGTACCTGGTCCCAGGTCATCTCTAGCTGACCGGGCCCCTCGATCAAAACCGTTGCCTTCAACTTCGAGATGCGTCGCTCGAGCTGCCGCAAGGCTTCAACCGTGTCGGGCGTGAACGTCCCACGCTTGAACTGGACAAGACGGCCCCTCACGAGTTGGCTCCTGGCATCGACATCTCCTCACGATACCCTTGGAGCATCAACGCACAGGCTTCGCGGAGCGCTTTCAAGTCGGCTGCGTCCTTGATGAGAGCCCGCGTGCCGTACTCGTCCTCGAGGAAAAGGTCGCCGTCATCGAAGATGCGCACGATCTTGAACAGGTGATCGTGGAACGTGAAAATCTGGACAAGTTCGTTCATGAATCTCTAGCTTTCTACGCGAGTGAGCGCGACTTCTGCGCTCAAAAGGGTCGAAGCTGTTGAGATGGCCATCAAAATGGTGGCCTTCACAACCTCGAGGGGGTCGCACAGAACAGGACTCTGGCGCAGATCTCGGATCTCACCCGTCATGGCGTCCCAACCGGCCTCCCACGACGGGGCCGGTTGGGGGTCACCAGGGGCACAGGAGGCCCTGAGAACGGCTTGGACCACCACAGAGGGCTCGTGGCCTGCGTTCTTGGCGAGCGTCCTGAGAGGCTCCCTGAGAGCCTTGACAAGGATCTCGTCGCCTACCCCTGACAGTGCGAAGATCGGGGAGTTGCCCCGGGAAGCGTTGACCGCGAGTTCCAAGAAGACCGAAAGCGCCAAGTATGCGATCCCCCCGCCGGGAACGACGCCCCCTTCGACAGCAACCCTGACGGCGCCGAGAGCATCTTCGATCCTCGCTCGTCGTTCGCGAATCTCCGTATCGGACCAGCCGCCGACCCTCATGATGCAGAGCCCGTCGGTGAGCCGTGCGATCCTCGTGCGGAGTTCCTCGACGTTGTGGCTCGATCCCTCTCCTTCGATTTCACGCTGGAGTTGGGCCACGCGCTCCTCGATGAGGGGGAACTTGTCCTCGTAGGCGACGAAGGTTGAGGACTCCCTACCGATGGTCGCCGTCTGTGCTGAACCGAGCATCCAGGACTCGAACTGCTTGAGTGGCGTGACTGCGGGGTCGATCACGGTTGCCCCTGTCAGCGCAGCAAGATCGTCGAGATGACTGCGCATGAAGTCGACATGACCCGGGCATCGCACGGCCGTCACTTCAAACTTCCTGCCGTCATTTCGCTCGAGTTTGCGATCGTTGGCGACGAGCACCTTCACCGCTTCCCCGAAGCACCCGCGAGAAACAATGATGAGGGGGTGCGGGAACTGTGTGGCCTCCTCAAGGATGGGAGCGATGTGCTCCATCGTGGTGAGCTCGGAGTTCACGAGCGCAACGAGGGGCATGTCCAGGGGCCTGTCCGATCCGTCAGGGTTGAGCAGCTCGCTGCTTTCGCACCCCTTGTTGATCTCCATGCCCGTCTTGTGCACGAGCTCGATACCTCGTCCCCTCCCCTCTTCCACGATGATCATGCCTTCGGAACCCACAAGGCCGAACGCTTCCACGATGGCTGATGCTGCTTCGTCGTCTCCGTTGGAAGCCGCGAGCGCGACCTCTTTCATCAGGGTCTCGTCCTCTACGTCCTCGGGGCAGCACACGTCGAACAGGTTCGCCCCTACCAAGTTGTCCGCAACCCGCTGTAGGTCTTGGGCAAGTAACACCGGGTGAGCCCCTGCAGCGATCCACTTGAGACTTTCTCGCAGGATGGCATGGACGAGGATGGCCGTCGTAGTCGTCCCGTCACCGCAGCTCTTGTTGACGTTGCTGCACGCTTCTTGAACGATGCGTGTGCCGAGTCTACGGATAGGGTCTTCGGGTTCGATCTCCCACGCGACAGACACGCCGTCTTTGGTGGAGAGCACGCCTCCCGGGCGGTCGAGCATGACGGTGCGCCCGCGGGGGCCATAGGTGGCCGCAACAGCGCGGGTCATTTCTTCGACCCCCTCGAGCATTCGCTTACGGGCGGCGATACCACGAGAGATCTTGACCGGTTTTTTCCTGGGTCGTTTCACAGCGCAAAGGAGGAACGTGAAGTGCCCCTCATTGTACGCGCGAAGATAAGCGAGTTACCGCGAGGCTGGGTACTCATCGAAGAAGTGGTCGCCCACGGCGTCGAAAAGCACTTCGTGGATGTCTTCTTGGTCCCCTGAAAGGCTAATGTCGAGGATCTCACCGACACCGTTGCTGTCCTTGTCGCTGATCTCGATTTTGAAGACGGCTTCGGTCCAGTACTCGGTCAAGAACGCACGTAAAGCAGGCTCGTATTCCTCGAAGTCGATCCCGGCTTGTTTGAGCTGATTCGGGGCGATACGGATCGTGGCGCCTTTGAGGACGGCCTCACTCGTCTCACCTTCGTTCATCTGCACCATCTGCGGGACCTCCGTGTGCGCCTGCACAGGACATCCTACCAAGAGGGTTAGAAGGGGAATCAGGGTCGTCATATAGCATGTACGGGCGTCTGTTCCTTTTTACATGAAAAAGCCCGACCAGATGGCCGGGCTTTGCGCGCTTTGCGCGGGTAAGGGTTGTCGGCTAACTGCCGGTGTCTTCGGCCGGGGCTTCCTTTTTGCCCCCCATGACATGCTTGAAGAGCATCTCCCACAGGCCGACCGCAGCCGCACCAGTGGCGAAACCGCCAAGCACTGCATCCGAAATGGCGACACCGTCGACCATCAGGGCAGCAGCCACGTAGCCGGCCATGCTTGTGCCAGCCGCGACCCACGGCACCACCTTGGGTCCGAGCTTGTCCTTGAGGCCGAACTTGTTGGCGAAAAAGACCAGGAGCATCAAAGCGAAGGCAGCCGCGAGGCTCCATTGTCCGCCTTTCGCGGCATCGACAAGGGACTTGACCACAGACATGGCCTCCTCATCGCTGCTGATCTCAGCTTTGGCATCAGCCTTTTCATCGGCCTTGGCGTCAGTTCCGTCGGTGCCCGATTCCTCCGGGGAGGTCTCCTTGGCATCGTCAGTCTTGGCGTCGTCGGCCTTGGCTTCGTCCGTTTTGACATCATCTGCTTTGACCTCATCGGCCTTCGCGTCGTCTGCCTTTTCATCGGTCGCAGCCGCATCCTCCGTGGGAGGTTGGGCCATCGCCGGGCTCGTGAGCATGAAGGCTGCGAGGAAAGCCAGCAGCACCATCATTCGGTTCTTCATGATTGTTCTCCTTGATTGTGATTCAGAATCGCTTTCACGACCTGAGCCTTGGTGTCTCCCGGCCCGACCTCAAGGTCGTGCTGGAGGGAGTAGAGGTAAAGGGTAGTGTGAGGGATAGCCGCGAGCGTGTCGTGAGTCGCGCCCTCGAGGTCAAGTACGATCGGTGCACGAGCCCCCCCTTGGAGGGAGCCAGGCGCCGGCGGATCGTCCGGGTCGTACACTTTGGGTTGGCCGATGCCATTCAGTTCGCGCTCGACCACTCTCCGCATGTCCGAGGAGATCCCCGGGGACGCAAGAGTTCGATGAAGCTTTCGCCGCAGCCTTTTGAGGTGCGGTCGACGGACTTCCATCGAAATCATCTGCTGCGAAAAATGCTTCATGAGCTACCCGTTAGGACTGCGGGTCGGTTTGATTGCGACCGGGGAACGGGGCCATCGGCACCGTCTCAGGATCATCCGTCGTGCGTGTACGTCCCACGAACATGGGCTTACCGTTGATGCGGTAACGATCAGAGGCTGCGTAGCCTTCGCCGAAACCGGTTGGGCTGATAATGCCGCCGATGGTGATGCCCGTGTCCTTCTGCGACGGACGCTCGTTGCCGATGACACCCTGCGTCAGGATGACCATCTGAATCTCATCACCGTCCGTGGTGATGTCGTCCGTCGAGAACGCCTCCTCCACGAAGTTACGGATGAGAAGCGCCTTGCAAGCAAGCATGCCTCCCTTGAGCACCGGCTCGAGTGCGGGTGCGAAGGAATCCGAGAACCAGTCCACAGGACCACCCGGGTTACGGCCACCGAGCACGAAGGCTGAGCCACCACCACGGAACAAACGGAACCTCTTGCTGCCGCCCGGATTCGTGTCCGAGAACGCGGTGTACTGGAGAATCGCACCGTCTGCTTGAGCGATGAGTTCTCCGGGTGCGCCGGCGAACCGAGTGAACTCCTCACCTGCCGAAGCAGTGAGAGGAAGCAAGCTCTGCACGGGTCGGATGCCACCGAAGAACGTGTTCACTGCGGACGAGTTGTCCCCGAGCGGGTTCTCTCCGATGAAGTCCGAGTCTTGGAGCAGGATGCCAAGTGGCAAACGCTCCGTCATGCCTGTCAGGCTGAGCTGCGTCGTGCCGTTGCCGGCATTGAGGCGCAAGTCATCCCCACCGATCAGGTTCGTGGTGGTGAGCTGGGCATTGAGCCCTTGCTCGCCAGTGGTGGGCACCTTGAGCAGGAAGTTCGTGAGGTCGTTGACCTGAACCTTCACGTTGTTGCCGGCGGCTCCGACCTCAAACGCCACGATTTCGATTTGCGGCGAGTCGATGTCGTTGAAAGCCACCACGACGCTCTGGAGTTCAGTGCGTGCATTGATCTTCGTCCACAACTCTCGAGCAATCACAGCCGGGTCGGGCGAGCTCGCATCGAACTCGTCCGCATTCAACGTGGCTCCGTTGACCGCTGTGAACACGTACGGCGTCCCATCGGGCACGAAAACGGTCGTGGCCGACGTGAGGAAGTTGAACGTCGAGTTGTCTCCGATGATCTCGAGGACCGCGGAGGCACGGTTCGTGTTGGTCTGTGCCTGGCCTTCGGTGAAGGCTCGCGTCAGAATGCGCCACGCCGGAGTGTTGATCGCCGGTGGGATACGGTTCGATGCGATCACCGCATCGTTCGTGTACCCCACGTCGGTCGGGGTGCCTGGGAACAGGCGACCGCCCATGTTGCCGGTGCCCATGGTCGTGTAGAAATCGACGGCTGCGAGCACTTGGTACGAACGACCGTTCGGACGTTGCGGGATCTGGTTGCCATCCGAGTCAAACTGCTGAATCGGCTGAGCGAGCCCAAAGGCGTCCGACTGTGCCACCTGCCCATAACGGTTCTCATAGTCAGAGACCGTACGGACTTCCCCGGCACGAGACATGTAGGGGTCACCCTGGTACACGGTGCGCTCGTATGCGACGTAGAGGCGCTGCGAGTCAGGAGCCGCGGCCGGGATACACATGACGGCACCCGAGAGCTCGGGGTTGCCGTTGTCGGACCGCAGAGTTCCTTGGCCGTTGTGACGCCGAGCCATCACGTAGTTGTTCTCGTTGATAAACCCATTGCCGAACCCGAAAGCCGTGAACTCAAGAACGTACTCGAGCTGCTCAGGCAGCTCTCCGCTAGCGAAGTTCGGGCTCTTCGTGATGTCGATGGCGTTGAACGGGATGATGTACGTGTGGTCACCCGAGACCCCCGTGAGGTCCATCGCACCGTCTTGGCAGATGAACAGGGTCTGCTTGTCCGCATCCCGACGCAACAGATTGACGGTTGGATTGGCCTCTGGGGTCACGCGGTCGCCTTGGTAGGTCGCGCCACCCTTGGCCACGAAATCACGACGGTCGTAGACGCCGACGAGACGGGAGATGCCCAAGTATGGAGGCAGCATGATGCCCTTGAGCCCTGCCCCGAAGTCCGAGCTAACCGTGTTGTTGAGCTTCTGCGTAATCTCGGCAGCCTCGGCGCACCCGGTCCCGATATCGGTCGTGAGGCGTCCTTGGTAGCCGGGCTTGAGCGTACCGGTGATGGTAGCGAACTGGGCGTAGTCCAGGCCTGAGGTTGCACCCGTCTGCGCGTACAGGTAGGTCACCTGCGCGCCGCCGGTCATGTTGTCTTCACCACCGATGATGTTGAACACGGGGTTCGACACATCAGTCACGTCGCAGAACAAGTGGTTGAGGCCCTCGAGGAAGTTGCCCGAACCGAACACAGGACCGTTGTCCTGGTAGTACGGGATATCCTGTCGGCCAAACCGCGGCATGTACTGGTGTGGCACCGGGTAGCCCATGCGCAGACCAGTCGTGAAGATCTGTGCGTCGTCCTTCGGTCCCGTGAAGCCTCCAAGAATGAGTGCCGGGGACGGGTACTGCGTGTCGTTCAATGGGTTGGTGACCCACGGAGCCCCGAGCAAGGTCGGAGTGTTGAACGGCGCGATGGTCGAGGGGTTCGGCAAGATCGTGACGCCCTTGAAGGTCATCGCCTTGCGCTGGAACGGCCGGAACAGAAGGGTCTTCGATCCGTTGTCGAAGAAACTCTCGTTCTCACGATCGATCTCCGAGCTCAGCACCACATTGCCGCCGTAGTTTGGAGCGTTGGGAGCCCACTCACCAAGACTCGGCAAACGGTTCCACGTTTGGATGTGCGTGGGGCAGAAATCGACCTCAGCCGGGTTGCCCGGTGCTCCCGTTTCAGTCGGGAAGTTCGGATCAAGCACGGCCTTGCTCTGACGCATGATCGCACTGTTCGGGGTCTGCACCGCGATGCGATTGATCTGGTCAGGCACACGAGCCATGCCACCGCGTCCAGGGTGGTACATCAACGTGACATTCAGGATCGCCTTGAAATCGAAGGGGGTCGTGAGTGTGCGTCCGGCCTTGGCGCCCGGGTTGATGTTGTCCACGTTCCAAGGGTTGCTAGCGCCCCCCTGTGCGGCCCGCAGGTCCGTCATGGTGATCGTCATGGCAGCAGGGCCACCTGCCGATCCGTTGCCGTCCTCCGCGTTGGTGATCTGCGATCGCAGCTCAGCCGTGACGGTCTTCGTCGTCGTGTTGTTGAAATCCACGATCCCTTGCGAGATGAACTTGACGCGAATACGATTGGACTGGCTTGCCGGATTGGTCGTAAGACCCCCGTTGGCCGTCGTGGTTCCCGCACCGATGACCTTGAACGCACCGTTGTTCTCGGTCTTCTCATCATCACCGAACAGGATCAGGTACACCTCGGACGAGTTGCCCGTGATGTCCTTCCCGCCGTTGGTGAGCATGGACCACAAAGTTCGCTGACGACGAAGCACCGGCTGCGTCAAAGCGTTTGGGTTGTTCTCGAAGGCCCCGTTGGAGTCCGCGCTCCACCAGTCGCCATCCACATCGAAATCGATGCCTGGCAGTACGATCTCACCCTCACCAAGCGGGATAGTGCCACCCGAAAGGAAGTTGCCCTCAAGCTGCGTGGCGCCGGTGATGCCCGTGATGACCGACGAGCTGTTGAGCACGCCGCCACACACGAGAAACGGCTTCTCGAAGTCGAGGGACTGGAGCGGGTACATCGGTCCGGGATGCTCGTCCTCCGTTTCGCCGGGCCCCGCGGGGGACAGCGCTTGGAGTCCTGCACCAGGCCCCGCCACGACGGCGTTGGCCTGATCGGAGCTCACCCACAACATGCTCACCGGGTTTTGCATCCCGGTGTTGGCGGTGGGGAAACGCGTCTTCCAGTATTCAAGCGGACTGACGAAACGAACGGCTCGAGTGCTCCCATCACGGAAGGTCTTGCGGGCGCCGTTGGTCCCATCATCACCACCGATGTAGAGAAAGACCGTCGTGCCGTCAGTGAACCCGGGAGTCGCGTTGTTCTGATTGTTCATGAACGCAGCAGGCTTGAAATCAGCCCCCACGTCCCAATCGACAAGGTCATCGAGTGTCTGAATGAACCCGGCGTTGATGGTGCCGTCCGGGTTGAGCAACATCGTCACGTCGCCTTGAATGGCGGCCGCGTCGGACCACACCTGACGGATCCCATCAGGCCCATCGATACCCTCGGTGCCCACGGGAACCGCAGTGCCTCCGTCTTGAAGCAAGTAATCGATTTCAGTGACTGTCACTCCCTCGGTGTCGCCACCAGGGGCGCCAGCTTGCTTCCACGTCGATCGCAGACGGTTACGGACCACGGCTGCGACGTTGTGCAGCAAGATGCGGGTGTAGTCCCAGTCCCCGATGTTGCACCCACGGCGCAGGTCGAGGACATCTTCTTGAGACACTTCGTCCGCGAACTTGCCGTCGGGACGGGTGTTGAAGAACTGAATGGGACTTCCCGATCCGGGATCGCCGCCCGAATTGCGGCCAACGTGGTTGAGGATGTCCGAGCCCCAACGTCCACGACCATTGGCGGGGACCGTAATGGTCGCCGGGCTCGCAGTGGTATCCACAGCCGAGATCCCAATGACCTCGTCATCGATGACCATGAAGGCCTTCGTGAGGTCCATGCTCGAGTCGTCCCATCCCGAGCCAATCAGGTTGTCAACCTCGATGAGGGTAGCCACCGTGAACTGTTCAGGGGCCAAGTCATTGATCAACGACATCGTGGTGAGCGCCGTGGCTCCGTCACGAGGATCGGGCAAGGTGGCTGCCGAAGGGTTACGATCGAAAGCGCCGTTCTGATTGGGTGCCCCCGACAAATTGGCGGCCACGTAAGGCTGGTTGTTGCGCCGAAAAAGAGCGCAGACCGGAATGGCGTACGAATAGCCGTCTACGGTTCCCAAAGTGTTCTGCGCGTCGCCGTTGCCAGCACGCCACAAGGAGGGGTCTCCAAGGGCATCACGCATGTTTTCGTAAATGAAGGAGGTGACCGCGCTCGCGGTGCCCTGAGCGAACACGTTGGGGTCCCCAAGACCATCGGGGTAGACTTGAAGGTCAGGACTCGAACCCGCGCCCGAGCCACTTCCGACCACGCGAAGACGGTATTGGAGCTGCACGCGTTCGGTGGTCTCATGACCGATGGTGGGGTCCGTGATGTCGTCAACGATGTTGGTTCCACCGAACTCGACGTTGCCGTACTTCCAGACCTTGTCGGATGCCGGTTTGTTGGCGGTGCTCGGATTCGGAGCGACCGAGGCCATCCACACCTCAAGAAACACGAAATCAATGCGCGTGTCACTCTCGGGAGGGGGGTACAGGCGCACTTCGTTGGAGGTCGATCCCGCAAGGGTGAGTTCAGTACCCGTGACCGGGACAATCCAACCATTGACGTTGGCGTACAGGACAGGGGCGAGTTCCTCGGGGTTCCCATCCGAGTCGTTCTTCTGCTGACCAAGTCGGAAAAAGTTCGACCAAGAAGACTCAGTCACGTAGTCCGCAAGCGCACGCGTGGGGTCGAGGAAGAACCCTGAATGAGCCTCAGCACGCACGAGTTGAGCGAGCTGCTCAACTTGATTCTGCTGCACCAGGTTCACTTCGCTGTCGAGCGGAGGCTTACCTTCCTGAAAAACGACAGCTTGAAACTGACGTGCGAATGCGCTGAGAGTACGAGAAACGCCATTACCGAAATCTTGTGCCATAGCTCAAAGTCCTTCAGAAGAGCAGCCCGTAGTGGGCGATGTATCTCTTCGAGAGTGAGTTCGTGTTCTTGAAGGCCAAGCGGATCAGCGTGGCGGGGTTACAGAAGGCGATGGGCACCAAGCGTTCCACAGGGAAGAAGTTCGCTCCGTCGTTGACCGAGATGAAAACCTCAAAATCAGTCGGCTCTTGGTCAAGTTCAAGAGCCTGCCGAATCGCAGGAGAGTTCTGACCAGCGAAGAACCCGAAGTCCGTGTTCACATCCGTGGTCGTGTCAAACTCGTAGATGTACCAGTAGACGACGAACTCAGTCGCGCCGACTCCACCGGTCAGGGGCCCGACATCAATGGTGTCGGTGACGATGACACCAGGGCGCTCGAGGCCAAACCCAGGTGCATCGTTTTGCGGCAAAACTGCCACGGAGTTGGGGGCGTTGCCGAACGGCAACGGGCCCGCCGTTCCGCGCCCGAACTGGAATCGTGAAATGTGGGTTGCCGTGACCGGCGCACCCTCGCTCAGGACCCCTGCGGGATCGAGATCGTCGATGTCGCCCCCCTCGATGAGGGGGTTGAACAGGATGTTCTCGTACTGAGGGAACTGAACGAGCAACCCCGCGAAGTTCCGAGCCACGACCGAATTCGGGTCGGAACTCGGTAAAACGAAGCTGTCGGACTCCACGGCCACCTTCACGCCCTCCGCGATGGGGACCATGTACTGGCCATTCCGAGACACAGAGACCCCGTTTGGGGGGTTCTTCTCGACTTGGAGAATCTCGTCTCCGACGAGTGTGGCTACGATGCGCATCGTACGTCTCTAAGGGGGGCAGTCCTATAAACGGAAAATGGACTACGGAAGCGGGGGTAGATCGTCAATATCGGAGTCCAAGATGATCTTCATGGAGAAGATACTCAGGTCCATGCCAAAGGGCGTTCCAGGAGTTTCTCGAATTGCCGCCGCCGTAAAAAGGCCCCTGCCGTTGGAGACCGGCAATTGGTCTGCATGCGACACCGTGATGGAGTCGATCAGGTTCTTCTCACCGTCGTAGACCCCCATTTTCACGATCTGCGAGTCGAGGTCGTTGAGTGCGATCCGGTTCGTCTCGATCACGAAGTAGTAAGGCCCCTGGAAAATGAAAGGACCCGTACTCGCACTTGTCCCCACCACAGGAAGAATGTTGTCTGGGTTCGTCGCTCCTCGTGTCCAGTACCTCCACGTACCCGCGGCTGCGAGATCGAATTGAAACCCGATGACACTGAACGATGGGGCCAACACCGCCGGATCAGGAACGACACCAACCGTGGGAGTAATCCCTCCCCCGCCGCTTTCATCTTGAACGAAACCGATGAACCCTTTCGCCGTGGTGACCGGGTTACGGATCAGAATGCCCGCTTTGGCAACGAACCTGAGATTGTTGACCGTGGTAACGGAGCCCCTACCGGGAGGGGTCGCGTTATCCTGCGTGATGATCCCCGCAAAGCTTACAGCCTCAACCGACCGAATCTGGATGGCCATGCTCGGCCCTCGGTTGGTCCCGACCCCTAAAGGCCCCGGGATCGAGTGATCGTACAAGAAACCAGGGTTGGTACCGCCCGAATGGCCAACATCGGCTTGGTAGGCGAGGCCCTTGTAGATCCCGTCTTCTGCGAAATACAACAAGCCGGTCGAAGTAGGCACAGGGTTGGTGATGGTGTCGGCAGGAACCCGGAGCTTCGAGGGTTGAATGTGCCCCGTGGTCCTGTCGAGCTGCGCCGCAAGATCTGGGCGCGGACGGATGGAAATAGACCCATCGATTTCGGGAAGCACCTTTGCACGCTCGAAACGAAGAGTCTGCGCTCGAGCCTCACTGCCGTACGTCGTGTCTCCGGCATAAAAATCCGTCACGGCCGGCAGCGAGAGGGTCTCCGTTCCGAAGAACACTTCACGCCGCAAAACGACGCCCCGAGTCTGCTCGCCCGCGTACAACGAGGGATCTGGATTGAAGGCCGTCGGGAATGCACTGAGCCCCAACAACGCTGTCCTCGGAGCCGCCCCTGAGACAACCGTGCGTGTCGAGGTGTAGCCCCAACGACCCAACGACTGCGAAGTGTCGGAACCCGTAGTGATCACGATGACCCCGGTCTCAGGACCATCCCAGAGCCGATCCAAAATGATGGCGTTATCGCCTCCCGCATCTGCCGAAGGCCCGATGAACGGAGCGGTCACCGTGAAGGTGGTGGCGCCTGCGAAAGTGGAATCGAGCATGATCTTGGCGAAGACCTCTTCGCCGTACAGATCAGCATCGCGAAGACCAGCTCCTCGATTGGCGGTGACACGCGCTCCCGTCCCGAGCTGGGACTCCTCCATCGAGTAGGGCACGCAAGCCCCAAACAACACGACCTCTCCACGAGGGTTGTTGCCCGTGATGCCTTGGATGCCGTTGGGGATGACATCCGAAGGTGCCAGAGGAATATCGCCTCGGGACGTGGGCGGAGGGAGGCTCAAACGCACGATCCCCGATGAGTAGTCGACCTCGAGGAACTGCTTCTCCGTTGTGATGGAACCATCGATCACGAGCTCGCGGCCCATAATCGGCCGATCGAAATCGGGGATGGCTTGCGTGGCGTCGTTCGGGTCTTCTATTGCCGGGAACAGCACCATGCGGAACCCAAGGTCCATCAAGTTGCCCGGGTTAGCCGCCTCAGGAAGACCGACACCGAAGAAACGACGCGTATCAAAGATCGCTTTGTCAGGGCGTCCGGCCGAAGATCCTCCGGGAGGTGGTGGCCCTCCCCCAATCGAGAGAGGATCTGACAACTGCTTCTCGAACCGCTCAACCCAGTTCGGGTTGATGAGGTTTTTGAGCCGCGCGGACTCAACCTTGTCGATGCGGAAAGCGTTGTACCAGAGTGCTTCAACCGGTTCGTGTAGCGTGAAGCCCACCGCCACATTCGGGCCGTGGATGGTGGCTTCCCAGGGTCCCGGACCCCAGTAGGTGAGGCCCGTTTGCGGATCTGTTTCAGGCACTCGAGCCAAGACCACGGTGTCGGGGCCCACGGTCGTACCCACCACGTCGAACCATCCCAAACAGTTCGGGATGCTGCCCAACGTAAGGTCGGGGAGGTCATCAGCTCGTGCAGTCGCATTGATGCGAATGATCGGAAACCGCGACGAGAACAGAGGAGGTTCGGAGTAAATGGTTGAGTCCGAAACCGTCAGCGTCCAGTTGCCCACCAAAGCCGACGGCGCAAAAGCCGTTGCCTCGACGTTGGCGATAGCTTCTCGGACTGGGATCGGAATGGGCAGGCGCACGGAGCCGCCATACGCCGTCGGCTCGCCCCCGATGGGGCTACCGAAAGGAGCTCGGGCGTTGGTGAAGCCACCGCCGATCCAGGTGCCGTCTCCGCTTCCGGGACCTGCGGCGCTGTCGTAGGGTGGGAAGTTGTCGTTGCCAGCCGCCTGCTCTGGCGAGACGGTCACAAAGACCTGCTCGCGGCCCGACGTGCTCACACCATCGTTGCCCCCCGGCGCCCCGGACTGCGGAATGGCAGCCAGCCGTGTCACGTAGGGCTTGATGACCGTGATCGCCCGAATCGCCCGAGCCCCTGCAATCGGCAAGTCGAAGAAGTTGGCGAACGATTTGTTCGGATGGATCTCGATGGTGAAATCCGTGATCGCCGAAATGCGGAAGACCTCGTAACGCGCCGTGTCCGTGAAGTTGGAGAGCGCCCCCATCGGCACCTGGCCTCCAACCGTGTCCAACGAGCCAGGGTTCGCCCCATCGTCCGTGACGATCAGGTAGAGACCCCCGTTGGGCTCAGCCGCGTCACCGATGGTCCACGGCGTCGCCGGCACCGCGGTCGAGTTTGGGCCGTACGTGCCAAGGACAGTCGTAAAGATGGACGACGGCACCCCGTCTGGCCTCACCCCCACGGTCAGGAGATCACCCCCGTTAGGCCCCGCTCCCTGTGCGACGTCCCAAGTCCAGTCGGTGAACGGCGACTTGAGCGTAGAACCCACAACCTCAAAAGAGATCGGGTGCCCCACCAGCGAAGGGCCCTTGCTGCCGAATGTGTTGGTCCGCCAGTTGTAAGGGACGAAGTTGACCTCTGGAGGCCCGCGTTTGCCGACGTGATGCGTCTTGGACCGGATGGGTACCGGAGGCCCGAGCGGATCGATACCCTCAATGGGCTCAGGAGGGGTTCCGATCGCGTTGGGAGCGACTCGAGATCCCCAACTGTATTTGTACTGGGCGGCCCATGAGCCCGACATCCCCTCGATGACCTTCGCAGCGAGGGCGGCCTTCGCAGCGTTCACCGTGGCGTCACGACTGATGTGCTCTTGCCACGGCTCAAGTGCCAGACGCGTCTTTCCCTGGGCCTCAAAAGCCTTACGGAGTTTGTCGAGGGTCTCCTTTTCCTGGTCAGTGAAGTCAGCCATGGGAACTCCTTACGGGACGGTAGGCGGACCGAACGGCGCCGTGTCGTTGGGGCCGAGGCCGTTGCTATGACGAAGGAGGGTGACACCCGTCAGGGCGCGCGGGGTGTCTGAGGTAGAACCAGATCCTCCTTGAGTGAAGTTGTAAGCAATACCCGCGGCTTTGATGCGGGCACGCACCACGACGGGGGCAACCCCAAGTGGAGCGAGTGGGTTGAGTCCCGAGTTAGCAAACACGTTGACGGAGGGACCCACGTTGATGCGAACCTGACAGAACACAGTACCCGTGACAGCGTCGCGACCATTGAACGTCGCAGTCGGGTCGATGATCTGGCAACCTGCACCATCCGCGAGAGGGTCTTGTTTGGAAGGACCGTCCATGTCACGGCGCCCCATGTCCATCCACGTCGTAAGACCTGGGATCTTTGCCTCGAGCGCGATGAAGGCACTTCCCGGCCCCCCTGGTGTGTAGCCGAAGTCAGCGAGCTCAAGGCCGTCGATGCGGAAGGTGAGGAAAGGCTGCCCAACGACAGTGGGTTCTTTATCCGCATCCGCAACCTGGTTGGAGTACGCGGCATCAAATACACGGAGGTACACGCGCTCAGGATCGACCACGACGTTGTAGTCGGGCTGCCCCACCGAAGGGGTGAACCCTGTCGTGTAGTCGATTTGCGGGTAGATCAGCATGCCACTGAACGGGCATGGGTTCGTCACGCCATCCGTCACCGGAGGATCACGGTCAGGCAGCCCTGACACCTGTGCTTCCGTCGTCACCGCTGCCGCCGAAGAAAGGTCGAGCAGGTGATAGTCGGTGCGCAGGAAGCTGGCGATGCCGAAGGACACGAGCGCTTCGGAGGCGAACCTCACGGGCAGCTCAAGCGGTCCCGCCACCGGGAACGGAAGCCCCGGTCCCACCAAGTTGCCCACGAGCAATCCTGCGTTATAGGTCGAGTCGATGCTGACGAGTGCGGAGTCCGCCACCCGATAGACCTCATCGTAGAACCGCTCCTCCACATCTTTGCGCGGGGTCTCAAGGCTCGGTCGCGGCGGGAAGTCTCCGGGGTCGGTGGTCTTGAAGTTCCCGTAGTCACCGCCGCCGTCAAATGAAGGCGACTGGTTCGTCGTGTGCATGAGGATGGAGTCCCCACCAGGATTCGGAAACAAGAACGAAATGTTCGGGTCCACCGTATCTTGCTGTTGGACCGGCTTGCGCATGAACAACCGCAAGCGTGCGTCGTGCGAAAAGTGAGATTGCGTCAGGTCACCGACAGAACGGATGGGGATGTCCCCACCGACAAGAACGATGTCGGCACTGTCGATGGTGGTGGGGCCGGTGCTCAGGTCCCAAGGACCGCTCACACTGTCCAAATCCACGTAGTCGAAATCCACGCGTTGATAGAAGGAAAGCCCCGTGTATCCGGCTCCGAGACCGTTGAGCAAATTGCTATCTGCGGTCAGCATCCCCATGTAGAGGACGCCGGGATGCTGGTGCCACAACCCGTTCGTGATGTCCGGGAGCGCGTGGAGATACCCAAGTCGGAACGCAGTGGACCACAGCCCACTCACACTCCAGTCGAGGGTGTCGATTCTCCAGTTCGTTCCTGGGCCTGACCCGTTCGGGAGGTGATGCTGCACGCCTGAGACGTACATGACTTCCCCGGGCTCACTAGCGAAGGTGTAGCTTGGCCCGCTGAGAAGAACGAGCGGGTCGTTTTCGTCATCGAAAATGGCCGACCGATGGAGGTGGTACGCCGAGGACGTAACTGGCGTTGGATTCGTGGTGTCGGTCAGATTGTCAACGCTCTCCGGGTTCGTGTAGTTCACCATGTTGGCGCTCCACATCTCGTAACCGAAGAAGAAGTCGTCGGGCATCGTGCCGTCACGAGCAAACGACTCGAAATCGCTTTCCCGTTTGAAATGGAGCAGGAGGTAGCTCCCCTGGTCGGGGGAGCTCATGAGATCGAAGGTGTGTCGGTAGCGAGAGACCTGGAAAGTCCAGTAGTCCTTCAAGAAGTTCGCGTAATCTCCGGCCTGCGTCAGATCCGTTCCCGGATCAAGGGACACAGGAGGCTTCGTGAAGTAGCGAGGCTTCTGAGCAGCGGGCGTGTGTTCGATCCCCGTAGCACTCGAGTAGTCATCGAGATACGGGAGCCGGTACTGGAAGAAGTTGTCGTCATTGCCGCCGCCGTTGGCCGCCGTCGTGCCTCCAAGGATGGGGATGCCACCAGGGACAATAGGGACGCCTGCATTCAAGTCCGAGCCAAGACGAACTTGACCCGCAGTCGGATCGGCGCCGGCAGGGATCGGGGACCCCGTCAGGACATCCAACCCGGTATGAAGCTCGGCCATGTTGTACTGACCGGAGGCACGTCCAGGGAAAGCAAACACGTCGGGGGACCCCTCGGAGAACATGCCCCCGGGGTCGCCATCACACTCATCATTGATGCCCTGGCCGCACAAGATCGCTGCGACAACACGGGTCGTGAGGGGCTGCGCCAAGAACTCAGGAACGCCTCCGGCCGCCGGCCAACGAAGCAACGCAATCACACCACGGTCGGCGGGGAACACAGACCCCGACACCACCACTTCGGGATCGGCAGGAGCTGTGAGGCGAACACGAGCGGTCTCGATGATCGGGCCGATACGAACGAAACCACCTTCGTGCACGGTGCCCGTGCCACCACCAGGGTAGCCCACGTCTTCCACGTTGAACGTCGGGTCCGAGTTCGGGTCGTCACCGTCTACGGTGAAAGGAGCACCGCGGGTATTGGTCGCTCCGGGGCCAAAAATGACCGGCGTGAACGACTGCTGCGCCTCGAAAGGAGGGACCCACCACTCGTTGTAGATAAAAAAGTCTTGATTGGGAGAGGCCGGGACCGGGGAAGTCACCTCCCCACGCAGCACGTAACCCGCATCGCGGAGTTTGAGACGCCCCCAGTCGGGGACCCCCGTGAAACCGAGGACGGTCGAGAAGTTTCCGATGGTGGGCGGCTTCAAAGGAACAAGCGCACTGAGTTCGTCCAGGTTGCCCTGCACATCGTCCCCGAAGTAGATGCCTCCCGAGCCCGTGGTCGAGATGGCGGACGCTTCATGGGCTCCCTGCGGGTCGTTGAGATGTGCCTCAAGACCGTGGTTCTGTCCCTCGATAACCTCGTCCGTGAACGAGTTGGAGTCCACGGAGTTCTGGTTTGCGAGGCCAGTGCCCTTCTTGATGCTGCCGGGATCTACGTTACGAGGCATGCCCTACTCCTGATTCCCCGTCGTCATGAGAAGGTTCTTGGTTCGGAAAATGCCGACGCCAGTGTTGCCCTCAGCGTCTGCGAACTCGACGTTGTTGTTCGCATCGAGGACGGCCCATCGCGTGATCACCAGGAGGAGCAGTTCATCCTTTCGGAACAACACACTGTCTTGCAGCGATCGAGCAAGCACTGGGACGAAGACCTTGTGCCGCACGACGTTGCTCATGCCCTGAGCCATCGCCGTGGGACGGTGACTTGAGCGGTTGATGACCGGGTACACAGCGCGGAACTCGGTGTCCTTGAACGGTGCATCGGTGACAGGGGTGCCTCCGACCGTCCAACCGATCGAACCCTCAGCGGGGACGAGAGAGTGGAGCGCCAACGTGCCCACCTCCGCATCGAAATCGTCGATGGAGATGTTCGCCGTCGCAGCGAAGTAGTATTCGCCAGGGAACGTGGCAGGTGCCGGCGGCACCTCCGTGCGACCGTCGTTGACGGGGAGCTGGTCGAGTGGGGCGAAGTACGGGAACGGGAGCTCCACGCTGCCCATGCCGACCTGACCGGTCCACACGTTCGTGCTGATGTACATGGGCTCCACGTTGAGCGTGGAAGGCAACGGCCCAAGAGCCCCGGGGTACGGGAAGTCTTGAATGGTCGTGCTGATGGTGCCTTCCTTGGTGCCCACCGTTTGCGGCGCGTTCGTGCGGTAGTAGACCGTCTGCTGGTAGCCCGCGCCGGCTGGTCCGAAGTTCGGCAGAGGGTCCTGAGCAAAGAAACGAACCTCGCACAAGGTCTGTCCGGCACCTGACAATGGAACGGCAGGCGCAGGGCCGGAAATATCGAGCGTCACAAGGCGCGTGGAGGCTCCGTAGTGCGTGTTCGGGTCGTCCACGTCCCGAGGGTTCCCATCGTCGCCATCGGTCACGAGGATGGACGTGGAGGCGTCTCCGAAGAACCGGCGAGGCAGCACGAAGGTGGTGGGGTCCCGGCTGACTACCGTTTCAGGCGTCAGGGTTCCAATGGGGATGCCCGCGTTTCCCCCACCTGCGGTCGGGTCGTTGGCGATGTACTCAATGGCGACTTCACGGAACCCTTGTCGGAACTCGGGAGCGCGCCGGTCTTCCATGTCAGTCGGGCGCTGATCGGGTCCTGTGGGGAGCCAGTTCTCGAGCATTGGACCGTAAGGCCACGGGACAGGATCGGGGACAACCTCGTGGTCGGGAGTGTCGGTCGTGCCGAAGCCCAGGGGATAGGTGATCTCGAGCTCGACGAACACGCGTCGAGGGGAGCCCACGTCACCACTGATGAGCGTGCCCACCATGTCATGTGCCGCAGCGTTGATGCCTCCGGTGACTTGGGTGGGGTTCACATCAAGCGTGAGCTGTGCGTGAGGTGTCCCGAGACCGATGACCGTTGTGAGCTTCACGGTCTGATCCACCGCAAAGTTCCAGTTGCCGTCATCGTGGAATACCGAAAGGACATCCGTGATGGTGGTTCCCGGAGGGGCGAGCGCGGTGAAGAGACCGCCGGGTCCGGGCCACGACTCGACATTCGTTGGATCGAAGTCTCCGAGCGTTGAAGTGTTGAGCGAACTCAGATCGATGTTGAGCTCGTCCCCCTCAGCCCATCCCGCAAAGGCGGCTGCGAAAGCCGGGCGCACGACATACTCGCCTGGTGTCGTCCCCGAGACGTCCCCGGGAAGCAAAGCAAACACGACACGCTCCACGACAGGCTGATCCCCGAAGCGACGAGCAACATGGTCGAAGTTGCGAATGGTCTCGCCTCGAGTCGTGTCTCCCGAAAGTGGGGCCACACCGCCGGCGGCCGCAGTACGACCGACCTCGTTTGCCACGAGGTTGCGCGTAGACACGTCGCCCGAGCCTGCCCCCATCACCTGCTTGGAAGCGGTATCGATGGCCCACGTCCGCACAGTACCGTCTTGAAGACACTGCATCTGGTACTGGAGTTCCCCGGCGAAATCGTGATCGGCGAACTTGACGTGCCGTCGAAGGTCGAGGACATCGTTGTCCACGATCTGGTCTGCGAACACACCATCGGGGCGTCCCGACTCGGTGGGGGCAACGGCCGCGAACAGATTGGGGTTGGCGATGCCTCCGTGGTCATAGCGGAGACCGCCATTCGTATTCTCAAGCGGATTGAACCCGATACCCGCCGTAGCGTCGTTCTTGCGGAACACGAAGCAAAGCGGGATCGCATAGACGAACCCATCAATCGTTCCGAGGTCCGACGCAGAAGAGGCGGTGCCCGCTCCGGCGATCCACAACCCGTTGTCGAGCAGCCCGTAACCGATATCCGTCCCGGCGACACCATCTCGAGCATCGCTGTTGGCGACCACCGATTTGAGATCAGCAGGCACGAAAGGATACAGGGCAACGGGTGCAACCTGTGTCCCCTGCGCAAGGACAGCGGCGTTGGAGAAGCCGTCTGCTTGGAGTTTGAAGTCGATGCCCTCAGCCGCGCCGGTGTGCCGGATGCGGTACTGCACTTGGACACGCTTGGTCGTCTCGACCCCCACGATGGGATCTTCGATGTCGTCCTCGAGGGCGACGGTAGTCGAAGAATCCACATTGCCGTGTCGGTAGATCGAATCCTGCGTGGGCTTGTTTCCTGTGTCTGCGCCACCCGTCAGGAATCCTCCCGAGGCCAAAATGCCGACGGGGTTGGAGCTGCCGAGTGTGATGGCGTTTCCAACGACACCTGGAGCATTGGCCGTGATCTGCACGTTGTTGGCGTTCGCCACCGCGGTCACGGAAGGCACCACCGCATTGATCGCCGTGGCCAGGTTGCTTGCCGTCACAGCGGGGCTGATCGCGTTGATTTGGAACTGGAAAGCTGCAGGCGGGACGAGGACAGCAGTGAGGATGACGCCATCGACCGTCACCGTGTTGCCCACAGCCACTGCAACCGGGTCGTTGACGAACAGGCTCCCCTTGGCGCTAGGGCTCTCGCTGACGAGCGCGAGCCAGACCTCAAGGAACACGAAGTCGGTGCGCTTGAACGTCGCGGGGGTGCCGTCGAAAGTGGTGGGCGCGTCAAGCTGAATGACGTTGTCGCCCTTCGTGTCCGTATCGACGTACTCGATATCGAGCAGCATCCCGGCAACGAGAGCTTGCACCTTCTGCATGTGGAAGGCGTTGGGGATGAAGTCAGGATTCAGCCCGGGGATGTAGGGGTCGTCGTAACTGAACTCGTTGTACGCATCGCCCCGCGACTGACCACGCACCCATCCCGAAGGCAAGGTTCGCGCAAGCTGCCGGATACGGTCGAGATCGCGGACATCCTGCTCAAGGTTCTTCTCCGAGTCGAGAACGAGCTTCCCCTTCTGAGACACGACGGTGTCCCAGGACCGTTCCTTGGGATCAAGGTAACGGCTGACTGACGTGGGGAAGTACTTCGGGCGAGTAGGCATCGGCGACCGCCTAGAATGTGAGGCGCCACGTTATGGTCAGGATCGACGTGGCCGGTTTCGAGATGACCGAGAAGGTCAGGTAGTTGACCAGCTCGTCATAGTTCGAGACGTCGATCGTCGGGTCGTAGGGAGAGCCCCCTTGACCGGCGAAGTTTGGGTTGTTGTTCTGAACTCCAGTGTTGTCGGAGATCGTGGAAAGCAGACCCATCTCGTTGAGGGGACCAACCGCCTCGGACTCACCGTAAATCGTGGTGAAGTCCACCACGTTCGTCGCGATGGAGACGGCCGCGCCATTGGCGTCACGGAACGTGGTCTCCGAAAACGACTTGCGCTGAATCTCGTTGTTGAGACGCCGCTGCTGGTTCCCTGGGGCGTCCGGGTTCAAGACCGCCCCTAGGGCACCGGTGCCAACCGAGAGCATGTTGATGCCGTGTGCGGGCTCGAGCGGGTCCTTCATCAGGCGCGCTACGAGAAGCCCTGCATCGAGAGTCACGACGTTGTCCTGCTGCCGCTTGAGCAGGAGCACTTCGGTACGGGCGTCGCGCATCTCGAAAAAGACGGTGCCTTTGACCGTCAAGAGCGAGGGCTCCGCGTAGCGGTGTCCCATGCCGATCTTGAAGCCGGTTCTGGCCGGCTGGATGTTTTCACGAATGACCTTGGGCATTGGGACTCCCTGTTATTTGCCTCTGATAGGACGAAAACCGTTACGGACCCGTTCCTCCGCTGCCGAAGAAGAGGTTCGTGGTGGTGTTCGTGGTGGTGTCGTAGAGCTGTCCGAAGACACTCCACCCCACGCTACCGTCCAGACTCTCGAAGGATGGTGTTTCAGGTCCAAGTGGTGTGAACAAGATCGCTTCTTGGAGGTTTCCGCCGGCATTTTCGTCGCCGCCGCTCGCCTCCAAGAACGTGGAACTCGTGAACCCGCCGAAGCCATCTGCGGGGCCGTCACTGAACGAAATCGGGGTTGTCTCCGTGAACGCCAGTCCATCGAACCCGATGCCAATGAGCCCGTTTCCAATGTCACCCGGGTCGTTTCCAGGCGCTCCGGCTTCTGCCGCTCCGGGAATGCTGTCGTCGCAAAAGGGCGACAATCGACACTCCTCACCTTCCGCAACCTCACAGAAGTCGATGTCTTCGTACTGGATCTTCGAGTCCTGTTGGAAATCAAGAAACCGGAACGGATCGTTGAAAACGAAGGCCGGGTCGGTGTTGAAGACATCGTTTGGATCGTTGAACCGCGATCCCCATGCCAACTCAGAGGTCGCCTTACTAACCTGTGAAGTCTGAAAAGGAGGCGTCCCTTCGTTGAGTAGCGTCGTCCCATCCAAAAGGGGTTGCGAGCACAGATAAGTTTTCGTGAGTGGTTTTCCGGCCGCGTAGCTCACCGTCACGGACACTTTTGTGTCGAGCGGGTAACCAGACCCGTCAGGGCCGCCGGGAAAAACGGGGTCCAGCGCATTGAGCTGAACCGGTCTTGGGAACACAAAGTCAATGTCGTCGTTCAGGCTCGGATTGTTGACGAAGGGATCTTCGTCATCCGGCACGTCGAACGACGGATAGTATCCGAGCGTCATGTACGACGTGATCGTGATGGTCTGCGTCTCTTTGTCAAAGTCAAAACTGTTGGGCAAGTACGTGACCGTACGCCCCGCAGAGTTGACGAAGGTGAAATTGAACACCCGATCCACCGTCACATTGAGCGAAGTCAAGGGGATCGTTTCCGAGTCCGTCGACAGGACAATGCCTTGCTCAACGGTCACGTCATTCCCGAACTCACCGCTCGTGATGACGTTGTACTGATTGAGGACCATGTGCGGCGGCATGATCCAATCCTCAGACGCATACCGGTAGATCCGGTAACGGACCTCATCGATGCGCGTCTGCGAAATCGAACGAGAATCTAGGGCGCCAAAAGACACCGTCCCAAAAGTCGAGTTCTCTGAGGCTCGAGGAAGACCGCGATACTCGACGTTGATCCATCCCGCGCTCGGCTCCGTGAACTGCGTAGCAAAATTGCCCGTAAATCCCGGAGGGGGCGGTAGGTCTGGCCGCAAAATGGTGACGCCCCACCCTGGATCTCGATGGATTCGGACGCGCATTCGTTGGGTCCAATCCATCTCCTCAATCACGGCAGACAGGTCACTGTTGGGAACCTCGAGGGAATCCGTACGCGGAAGCTGCCACTGGTTGATGTCGTTTACGTCGCCCCCGAGCCAAACACCAAGCGTCCTTTTGGCCGTAGAAGGAGCCAAGACAACCACCGACATGTCTTCGATCTCCACAACACACGCAGTCACCGAAGACGCGAACCCAAGAGTGGCTTGCGTATCAGAGCTCGACAGACTGAACAAAGCCAAGTCCGCGACCCCAAGCACCACGTCATCCACCACCACACTCACTGTGCTTACGTCGTAATCGGCCACCACGCGATAAGTGTGGAGTTCGCCGTCGTTCCAAGTGACATCGAAAGCGGCAACCTCCACCCCTGTCTCCAGAGAGAACAGGAAAACTTGGTCAGGGGTCCCTCCCGCGGCCACACGGAGTTGAAGACCCACCCCACGCGCGCCGCCCAAAGGACCAACGTCTGAGCCGAAGAAAATACCTGTATCCCCTGTGATGTCGGTGGTCGCCACCGACTCCACTGTGAGGCGCTCCTCTAGGATGCGCCCATCGCCTGCGGGATCTGTCGTAGCTCCTGTTTCAAGGAGCTCAAAGGAGTAGAACAAGTTCTCCCCCTCGGCTTGGGTGAACTGCATGCGTTGACCTTGCACGCGTTCCACCCCCAACCCCCCACTCTTTAGCCATCCTTGCGCATCTGGGAGAAGAAGCCCCGACAAAGAGACGCTACGCAAGTTGAGGAGACTGCGCTCGGTAGCCGACTCTTGATACAGGATCGTGGCAAGTCGAACTTCTCGAGTGCCGTCACTGACCACGTAGAGCAAGTCCCCCGCACCAAGGATGGCGCTGTCGAGCTGAAAAGTCGTGTCTACATCGATAGCAAGACGACGCGTCAGGAAAGGCTCGAGCCGCGCGTAACCGATCGTCAGATCTTGCCCTTGGACCCCGGGCTCATCATCGCTCGAGGTCGCTTTGAGTAGGATTTGGTCTCCGGTTGAGTCGATGATCCGCGAGCCAAAGTCTTGTGTCAGAAACCAAATGTTGTTGGGGTCGTCCTCAGGGAGATCGTTCATCTCCGCAGACACCACGATCTGTCGAACGTGCTGTGTAGTGACGCCCGGCTCAATCCCGTAACGAACGAAGTACCAGTCAGACAAATTGCTGGCGCGCCGGTCTAAAGACCCCCAGAAAACCTCACCCTCGTTTCCTGTCGGATACAGGAGAACACCATCGGGAGGGATGGAGAAAGGAGGAGCCCCCTCCAACTGCAAGGCGTTCCCCGCAAAAGAGCCCCCCACAAACAGCTCGGCATAGCCTTCAGGAAGCCGTTTGATGTCGTTTTTGACGACTAGACGGTAAGTGTTGGGACGGTTCGTCTCACCATCACCATCCCACCGTTGCTCAAACATCGCCGTGAAATCCCGGTTCCCATACAATTGAGCATTTGCCGGGAAGGGGTTGGACGAGTCGATTGACACGGTGCTCGTGCCGTTCGTCTGGTCCACGATTTCGATGACCTCGTAAATCCCTTCTTGCGTACCTTCAAGAATTTGGAACCGAATAAGATCATCGGAGATCAGACGTTCTCGAATGAGTTTTGGGAGAGCATCGCTATCGGTTCGGAACGTGGTTGGATCGAGAATTTGAATGGGAGTCTGGTAGGCCAACTGCCATGACTCCGCGAGTTCGGGGAAAGAGGGATCGACGAGCATCCCGATGTGCTGCACGTCATTGATGAGGAGAGCCCCAACCAAATAGAGGTGATTGTTCGTGTGACAACCGAAACCCACCCCTGTGAAAACACCATCGGGAAATGGGAGCGGAAGGCCAGGATCAGGTTCACCATCGATCGGGATGGTCGCCCCATCCGTGCGCACTTGAAAGCGCACCACCATCACGATGGTCTCCTCTTGGTCCGCCGTGATTTCGCGTTCGTAAAACCCCACGGTCCCCGTATCAAAGGACCCGCTGACCTGTTTCAAAATCTGAAAGAACCCTTGGGTTACTTCCAATGCCTCGGCGATGTTCCCCGGAAAAATCGTGCCGTCGTTTTCCGCAAAGTCGATTTCAAGAGCAGAGTTGTCCCCGACAAGCACCCAAGGATTATCCGGGTCCAGCGCAGGATCTACGGTGCCTTCGTAGAAAACCACCTCCCCTTGAGTCCCGCGCTCCTCCCCTTCAAGAGCAATCTGATGCGGATTGCGATTGAGCAGGAGCGTTGTGGGGCTGTTGAGCGCCGCCGTGTACTGCTGCTGAAACGCGATGAACCGTGGACTACGCAACAACGGCTTGCGTGTCTTGGGGCCTCCGGGGCCGAGAACAAGCCCCATCGGGAACCGCGAGAACTCTTGGCCGTTCGTACCCCCACCAGGGAGACCGACCCCACTTGAATTTCCCCCTGTAGGACACAGGGGCTTGCAGTCGTATTTGTTAAGGACGACTCCAAGTGTATTGAGACCACCCATCGCCATGATGGGAGAGGGAAACCAGATGTAGTCGACCCCTACGTCCATTATGCCCGGGGGCATCAACGGGATCGGGATCGTCAGAAATATCTTGGCGTAGTACGGATTGACGTTTTCGACTTCGACGGCGACACCGTTGACGGAGACCACCACGTCTCGCTTCGTGGCCGGCGTCGCGTCTCCCCACCCTTTGACGAGTGGTCCTTTCTTCGTGAGCAGAAAGTTCTTGGCGTTCGCTCCCGAACCGACGAAAGGAGCCGACTGATTGTGCAGGAAGTTCCATGCCGCCGAGAAAACCGTCTGCGTCGCGGTAAACAGCAGGTCTTGAAGCGGGAAATCGAGGATCTCGTGGACACCTGCGGGGTCGAGATGGAACTGCACACCAGCGGGAAACCCTGGCGGTGCGGTGAAGCTCGCAGTGAGACCGGCCACGATGGGTTCGCCATTCACGACGACCGTGTACGTGTCCGCCTTCTGATTGCGTGCCAGCGAAACAACGACCTGTTGGCTCGTCCAATCGATGCTGGAGCTCGCGCTGAAAAGACCAGACTCGATCTCGAGCGTGTCCACGCCCGCGATGCGTTTGAACGCAAGGCTCACCTGCACGGCACTGTCGTTGATCAAGATCAACACAACCGGGTCCGTTCCAGGCTCGGGGTCGATCTTGACTGCTGCCGACGCATCGAAAGTCACATCGACGCGGTAGCTCGAGTTCGGAAGCAATTTGCCCGACGTGTCGAGGAATCTCCACCCGTAGGAGAAACCGACCTGCTTCGACATCAGGATTTCGTCGGTGCCCTGTGTCGTCGTCCCGCTGCCGATCTCCTGCGCGATGAAATCGGCCTGTGGAGCTGTGGGCAGGTAGGTCCCATCGTAGTCGATGGCCGTCGCCGGGCTGACAACTCCCGTGTACTGCGCGCTCGTCATCCCGAGCACGTCGAGTTTCACCTGACTCGCATCAAGGTTGTACGGGTGCGTGACTGTCTGCGGCAGAATGGTCTGCGGATACGTTGTCTCGTAGCCGTAGGCATCGGGGTCTTCAATGCCGGGCGTGAATCCGGCTTCGGGAAGCATGTCCTGCTCAAAATCGTAGACGAGCTCCGAACCAGAGATGGGAGTGATCGTGAACGGAGGAGGCTCGCCCTTGCACAGCACATTGGCTTGGTTGAGAGGGGCGTAGGCCGCGATGGCCGTACCTCCGATGTCTCGGGGGCCGACCACGACGACCGTGTAGAGGCCTCCGAGCGTGGTGCCGGTGTGATTCAAAATCACGGAGGTCGGCCCCCACGTCCCCATGACGCCTGCTTGGACACTCAAAACGGTGGCCGGGGCAGCTCCCGTCACATCAATGAGGGTGTAGCTCGCGGGATCGAACAGATCCGCATCGGGCGACATCTCTTGCGAGAAGAACACCTCGATGATGAAACCCGTGATCGATATCGCAGCGATGACCTCGGGAGGAGCCGACAAACTGTCGATGCAGCCGTAGGGACCGGTGCCGTAAGCACAGCCTCCGTATCCGCCCGTGACCGCGATGGTGGGTTTGCCGAACCCTCCAAGAGAGCCGTAGGGACTCAGACCATAAGCGTATCCACCGTAGCCCCCAAGGGGAGGCACAGTGGCTGGTAGAGACACTCCACCGAGACCCCCATAGGGGCCGTAGCCGTAGGGCTCAAGTCCGTAGCCGAAGACGCTCATCTATCACAGCACAAAGTGGGTTCGGTTAGACCGTACCGGTGAGGGACACGGTGAGGCCGTCCGATCCGACGGGAAGAGGTGACGGGTAGGTCACTTGGATGAGCAGGGACTCGATCGCACCAGGCGCGACCGCAATCGGGAGATTGGCAATGGGGAGAAGGAGCGCAGGGCCCGTAGGAGCTGCGACCGGGATCGGGAAAGCACCCGGCAAGAAACTCAGGTCAAACCCTGCGGCTCCGTAGCCGGGGCCTGCCGCCGGGTCCACGATGGGCACCAGAGCTCCCACAGGGCCCACGAAGACCTGCAAGAAGGTGCCGGGTGGGAAGGGGCCTCCGACATTGAAATAGAGCTGAAGGGGCCCTGCGGCGCCAGGAGGGCCACCGGCCCCCGGGGGCACCGCGAACCCCGCAGCGTAGTTGATGATGTCGAACTCTTGCGTGATGAACGGCGGCGCAAACGCGACCGTCGGGACGTACATCTGACGCGAGAGCGTGTCCTGTACCGTCCCGCTAGCAGCCAGCGTGATGCGTCCTTGAGCATCGACAGTGAGATTGGTGCGCGTGTAGGCACCAGGGGCAACGCCCGTAGCCGTGAGGTTGACAGCGATGGCGCCGTCATCGACACCCGCGTACGAGATACTCGTGCCGGTGCCGGCTCCAAGCACACGGTTGTCCGAAAGACCCGCGGCAGGGGAGAATGTGATGAAGGGAGCGCTTGACGGAGCCGCACCACCACCACCGCCACCGGCGATCTCGTCGAGAGCATCCTGCACGTTCTCCGACAAAAGACCGGAAGACGTGTTGTCGTAGAACAGAGAACGGCCGTCGGTGAGCGCCTGTCGAGTGACGGAGCCAACGATCGTGACATCCGGGTCGTACTCTGAGGACGCCGCACGAAGGTACGAAGTGCCCACGACCCCCGTGTCGTCGATGGTGATCGTCAGGAACCCGGGAGCTCCTGCACTGTCATCACCGAGACGGGTACGACGGAGGTTGACGGCGAGGTCGCCGGGAACTGCCGCAGCCGTGGGGTTGGCTTCGATGCCATCCGTGACAACGCCGCCAGTGTCGATGGTGAGCGTGCAGTCCTCGAGCGAAAGCTCTTCGGACCATGTCTGAATGGCAAATGAGGCGGGATCGTTCCCGGTTTGCTCAAAGGTGCAGTGAGAGAACCGCCCGATGACGCCACCGTTGAGGGACGGGTCCACCTGACCGATGCTTGGTCCGATGAAGGCCGTCTCGCTCGCAATGAGCTCGGCGGTCCCGGCGGACACGTCCACAAGGAACGCAAGGGAATCACCCGAAAAGGTGTCCTCCTGGATGACGCGACAATCGTGAAGAAAGGCGCGTCCCTGTTCGACGGAAATGCCGGCGCCTTGGCTCGGTGCCGCACCTCCCGACTGAAGAAGCTCAGTGTTGAGCAGGTAGACGTCGCCGTCACCAATCTTGCGCATGAGCGCGTTCGTGGTGGTGCCCACGTTCTCGAGCACCATGTTGGCGATCATGGCGTACTCGCCAAGGTTCGCCATGTTCGCCGTCATCGTGCCCGCGGGGGCACCGCCGTTTGCACAGCGAACAGTCACGCTACGGTCGAAGTCAGGGTGGTCCCCGGTACCGCCTCCCGTAGAGGGCCATCCAATGACATGGACGTACGGCTTGAACTCGATGTCTTCTTGATAGAACCCGGGACGGACCGCGATGATGACGGGCTGCGTCGCGCTCGGAGCAATGCCGCCGTTGAAGTCCGCATTGGTTTCGGCAGCAAGGATGCCGGCACTGATCGTGGAGAAGTCCGCGAACCCCTCAGCGACGGCCGGATTGTTCGGCGCGGCCAGGTTGTCTTTGCCGCGGTTCGCATCGACGTAGATGATGCGACCACTTGCAGAGACGTGCTGAATGAGACAGAGCAGCCGGTTCAGGTTGAAGTTCTGGTCGTTGGCCCAGCCCTCAGCCGACACATCCACCGGGATGATGCCGCTGCCATCGCGACGTTCTCCTGCCGCGACGAGTTTGAGATCACCGAAAATCGTGTCAAAGCGTAGACGAACGTACTGCTCATCTTGACTCGGGAGACCCGCATCGATGACGAGACGGATCAGGTACGGTCCCTCGTTGTCGACGGTGAAAGTCACCGGACCAGGGCCGAAGATGTTGCCGATCAAGGTGGCAGCGGAAGGGTTACGGTCCTTGTCCTCTGGAGCGAAGGCGATCGACCAAGCGTAGGTGGTCGCAGGTCCCCCGACTTGATCGAGCTGGACCACGTCCCCTGTGCGGAGGTCGTCGCGACTCGCCCCGACGACCGGGTTGATGCCGTTGACGAGACTCTGAATCAATGCGGGCATGGGCTTCCTCGGCCGGAGCTGCCGGTCCTATCTTGCGGGGGCCTATAGGCCCGCCACCGAGCTACAAGAAGAACTGGGCAGACACGTCTTCTCCCAGGACGGTGAAAGGCGTACGAACGCCCAAGCGCTCCAGAGACAGCCCGTAGGACTGCCCTGTAGCGACCGCAGGCATCCTTGTGAGGGTCGTCAGGATGCTCGGCGCAACTCGCACCTGGGTCGCCCCAGAACCCGCAGGGACGAGCCCTACGGCCCCTCCGTTGTTCCCGAGCAACGTCTCGAGACGGTAGCTTCCCGTGTTTGGCCCCTCAAGGATGGTGATAATTTCACCTTCTGACGCATCGGAAAAATCCTGATCCGTATCTTCAAGAACGCCATCTTCGTCCACGATTGTCGTGACATCCCCTGACAGGCCCGTGGGGCTCGTCGTGTACGGTCTTGGGACGGGGACCCCTTGGGTATCCACATCATCCCCCGAAATTAACCGTTGGATGCCAACGACTCGGTAGCGTCCGAGTGTTGCGGAATCTTGACCTCCATTGGAGGGGCTTGAATTTGGACCGTCCAAAATCTCCAAGACGGCACCCTCACAAACAGCTCGGAAATCTCGAGTAGGATCGGAAAAAAGGAGTTGCCCCGTGAGGGTGGTGCCGCCGTCCCCCGTAATCTCCTTCATGCCGCAACAGAATTTGCGGAACTCTTCGTAGTACCAAGGGTCAAGTTCGATGAACGGAGCGGCTCTGAACAGATTCTCAAATGAATCCAAAAACAGGTGCCGGTACTCAAACAAGGATGTCGCAGGACGAAGAGCACGAAGAATGCGAAGGTTGTTCCGCAACACACGGAACGGGTCCTCGGGGAACCCGGTCCCCAGCTCACCGGTGATCAGCTCACCGGTGGTGGGATCGGTGAAAACCGTGACGCACAAGACGTTGATTTCAAACTCGTGCTGCTCCCCGAACCCCCAGTAACTGATTTCTCGATCCGAGAAATCAACTTTGGCAAGTACTTGAATGACCGCTTCGGTCAGAAGCTCAAGCCCCTCTTGGACCGTCTCCTGTGTGGAACCTTGAAGCAGCAGCAGAATCATGCGCCGCAAGAACTCGCGATACGTCAAGTCACCATCCACCTCGGGGATGCCTCGAGGGTCCTCATTGGTGTTGGGGAACACCAGCGTCCCAATCATCTGCCAAAGATACTCTGGACGAGCGAAGTCCACGTCGGACTCCAGGCCAGTGTCCTCAAGCGTGAGCTGAAGATCCGCGAGCTGCTCGGCGATGGCTTGGTACTGCACCCAGTAGTACGGGCCCGGGATCTGAGCGACGTAGTTCGATGGAAGCACCTGTTGAAAAGTGCTGAGGATCGAATCAACGATGTCTCTCTTCGTCCGGGACCCTTGCTGCCCCTCTCGAGAAACAGGCGCCGGGTTCTGCTGTCGCGTGAACGGCAGGTACGGCGTCTTGGGCAGAATCAGTGGCTTCTTCTCATCAGACATTGCGTCTGTCCTCACCGAACGTGAAGAGGAAGTTGCCGACATCGAAGAACTCAAGGCGACTCGCTTCGATGTTCTGTGCCAGCACATCTACCGAGGTCACGGTGTACGTGGCCGCGTAGGCGTGCAGAACAGGGCGATCGTTCACAGGCAACGAGAGAAGGACACGATTCTGCGTGATCTGCTGTCGGATAGCCTCAACCTCCGCATTCGTGTTGGCTTGCGGGAACTTCTGACTGATGGTGGCATCGTCCGAGTACCCTGGAATGGCCAACCCAGCATTTCCGATGATGAACGCTTGGTTTGGAGAGTTGACGATGGACAGAGGGTCCGACTCAAGAAACGCCAATGCGAAATCATCTTGGAACACCCCACGGAAATCCGTGGTCGGACCTCCTGCGTTACTCGTCGGGTTGTTGAGCTCGTCGTCGAGCAACCATGTCCTGACCGTGTCCGTAGTGAGGGGCACCTGCGGCGTACCAAGTAGCAGGAGGGTCTCCGACTCGGTGACTGTCGAAATGGATTCCCGTACTACACGAGCACCAGGCCCTCGAGCGAGCTTCGTGAGGGGCGTCTGCACATAACTGACACCCGTCGTACCGTCGATGACGGCGATGACATCCGATTGTCGAACTGCGGACCCGAGGGGGAGCGCACGAAGGAACGTGGCCAAGTTCGTGCGCAATCGGGTGTCTGCCCTGGAGCGCGAAGCTCCAGATTGAAGTGTAATCGTCGCGGTGATGTCTGTCGGAATCTCCACGGCCTCCTTGACCAAGACATCCGCAGTAAGATGCTTCTGCGCATCCAGTGCGTCCTGCGTCGTTTTGATGACGAAGTTTGTCGTGTACGCGACGGTGAAATTCTCAGCGTGGTCGTAGTCCACAAGCACTGTCTCACCACTAGAGATGCTGCTGTTCTCGGTACGCCGGATGGCAACTGCCGTGGTGGAGTTCCCGGCGATGATAATGAAATCTGCGTTGCCACTCGGGTCCGTCGGTCCCCGGTATTCCACGGTGCCGCTCTGATTGAACACGCGAACGGTCAGCAGGTTGACACCAAGGTTGTTAAGGAACTCATCAAACTGGGCCAGCATGATGTGGCCTTCCGAAGAGATCGCAATGGGCTCCCCTGAGGGCACCCCGTTGACCTGATTGATCCTCAGGAAATCCCCCGCTCGGACCGAGCGCCCATCAAGAAGAGGGTCGGATGGCCGCACGAAGTTGTAACTCGTGTCAGGCAACGTGCCCGACACCTGCCCGGTCACCGAGACCACAGAATTCACAGGCTGCCGGGTGAACGTGAAAGTGTTGGAGGTCTGGTAACGATAGTCGCCGAGCACTACATCGCCCAAACTCACCGCAGGTTGGGCGATCGTGGTGTCAAGCTTGATCGTCTGAAAATCTTGGATCACCACGTTGGTGAGGTTGAAAAAAGTGCCACGCGAAGCATTGCGAAGCCCCAACCCCAAAGCCACATCGTCGAGCATCTGAGCGAGAGGGTTGCTGATGGACAAGTTCGTGTCCTGAGCTCGGAACACGAGATCATTCGGGTTACCGATCAAAACAAACTGAACATCCCGCGCAACTTCAAAGGTGAAAGCGAACACGTCGGTAACTTGACCCGCGGACTCGCCCCGAACCCACACATCGACTTTGCCACCAACATGCTTCTTGAAGTCATCATCGTAGTCGCGCTGCATGAGCGCGTCACCGGCCTCCACCACGCGAACTTCTTGCACGCCTGCCACGTCAGCCGTGGTCTGGAGGGTGCCCTGCTCCGTTCCGGTATCTACCCCTGCGAGTGCGTTGCGGGCTCGGATGGAGAGCTGGAGGTTCGTCTCCTGATTGAGGCCACCGAAGGTGTTGTTCGGGTTTGAAACCCCGAGCCCGGGAATCGAAGACACAAGGGTTCTGATCTGACCCGCGCCACGGTTGCCCGCGGTTCCAGCTTGAATCGCTTGCACCTGCACATCCACTTGGAAAAACCCGGTCGTTGGATTGAGGAAGGCAGCAAGGTTTTCAAGGGGAATCGAAGCGTCCGTCACCGTAGCGAACTGGACGCCCCCGCTCGCCACTCGGGTACCAAGCGGGATGAAAATAGTGGCGTTGGGTTGTTGCCGCGTGAAGAAGGTGACGAAGCCTCGAGCTCGAGTGCCCGCACGACGGAAGACCCCGTTGCGAGCTGCGAGTTGGTTAACCGACTCGTCGATGATCGTCTGTACCTCTCCAGGGTTCTGGAGAGAGAACACCTGTTGGAGGGCTTGTTTGTACGGGGACTGGTTGACCGGCGTGGGGCCCCCGGTCGAAGTCACTCCGTCGATTTGGAGCAGAGTGTCGAAGGACTGAATGCGGTACAAGAAATCCACCAAGAGCCGCATCCTGATGATTTCATTTGCAGCCGGGTCCACCACCGTGTCACGGATGACTGCCCCCTGTTGGACCGCAAGCTGTGGTGTAGTCCGCGTGAGACTGTTGATGGTGTCCTCGACCACATCGAGACGAGCCGGGGAGGGAAAGGTCCCAAGGTTCTCGTTAACGATGGTCGGGGTGGCCGCCACTTCAATGGAGAACGCCGACTCAATCTCGGTCTGCACATCAGGATCGAAGAACAGCGCCGTGGCCACATAGTAGAGCGGCTCCGTGAGGGGTGTGCTTGAGAACTCACCGATGGGCGCCGTAGGTGGCGTATTGAGCGGACCGTATTGCCGGTTGTGACTGAACGTGTAGAAGCTGCGCTCAACCACGGACTCCGTGGTCACAGTCGTCTTGATGCGTGTGACTGTCTCGGGGACCTCCGTTACGTTGACGAAGTCGGTCTCGAGCAGGTTCTCCTGCTCTTGTTCCGTGATCGCAGCCGCGAGCTCGGGAGTGAGTGGGATGTCCTCCAGGTTCTCAACGATGTCATTGCTTGAAGTCTGTGTTTGCAAGATCTTGACATAGAGAGGGTCTGCCGCCGGTGTCCCGTCAGGGTTCGTCGCAATCGTGTTTTCTGACTCAAAAGAAAGGATCGTTGAAGTCTCCTCCACCTTCTCAAAGTCAATGACGACGTTGATGTTGACACGCTGGTATCCCGAGGCACCGCCCCCTTGGAAACGAGACGCATAGAAGTTCAACCCTCGGAAAGTCGTCGAGTTGACCCCCTCTGCACGAATTGTCACCGAGTCTTGGAACTGCTCAACGCTGACGTTCGTAGGGGGCGTGCTGAGGAGACCGATGTCAGCTTGCTGTACAAGGGTGGCCTCGACTTGAGCAGGCATCGAGACCGCACCAGAAAAACTGATGGATCGGACTTTAATGGCATTGAGCCCTGGGGCGAGCTCCAACCCGTCGGGGAAAGAGGATGGGTTCGGGAACGAGAACTTGGTCCCCTCAAACACGATGAGATCGGGGTCCGACGTAAACGGCTCCCCCCGAACACTGATCTGCATGTCCACGGTGTCGGGGGCCATGACGCCCGCAAAGAACCGATTTGGAATCGTAGTGGAAAACAGAGTGACCTCGCGAGGGACTCCATCAGGGCCGAAAACTTTGGGTGTATCTACCATCGCTAGATCTCCTACCTGGGCGCCACCCCTGGGAGGGTGCCGGTTCGAGGATCAAGTCCGAACCCTTGGAGTCCCAACGAGAGGCCGTTGCTTCCGGCCAAAGCAGCCGTCCCCGGTGCCGCGAAGACGGTATTGATGACGACGGGATGGTTGGACGCGTTTGCGGCAACGATTTCGACCTCAAACACCGTCGGATCAAATTGAGACGGGAAAGTGCGTACCGAAACGACCGAAGCAAGACGCTCCCGAGAAGACACGGCCTGGTAGCGTGCCTGCGCCGTCTGGAGGCGCTGAAAAATCGTGAGGGTCATCGTGATATCTTCCGTGATGACAGACGCCCCCGCTCCGACAGCCTTCGTACCAATGCGTTCAAGCAACGTGGTCCCGTACTTCGCATTGAACGGGTTGGACCCCTTGATCGTGCTGAGAATCTTGAGCACCGACTGGTTCAACAAGTCCTCATTGATGACCGTCAAAGGCTCGCCTGCTACATCGATCCGATAGTCGTTTTCGATGCCGTAGCCTTGGCAGCGACGACAGTGCTGTTGGTACGTCGTGTAGGTGACTTTGAAGAAAGGGTTGCCCTTCACTGGCTCTACGAACCTCGGGAACCGGGAACTGACGGTGCGCACCGAGGCAAGCCCCGGATTGATGTTGAGCACATCCCGTTCAGCAAACTCCCAAGCCGGATAGACCACACGACCTCGCGCTCGGATCTGATGGACAAAACCAAGGCTCTTTCCCGCAGGCCCTTCCACGCGCACTCGTGAGCGCGGTCCTTGGTCCAGGCGGTCTCGGACACGTATGTATCCATTGATGTTGGCGCACACCAAATCAACCGCTTGGTTGGCAAACGCCGCATTTAACAGCTCGACCACTCGACTCGCGGGCACGCGCGATCCCGTAGGAAGGTCCACCGTCACGGTCTGTGTTCGATTGGAAAGGGTGACCGTGTTTTCGTTTTTGACGATTTTGAAAGGGCCCGACCCTGACCCCGACAACAACGCCGACGTAAGCAACCCGTGCGCCGGGATCGACACGTCATCGTTGGCCGTGATGCGCACCCGACTTGAGGACGCCACTGGCTGCAAAGTGCGCAGCTCCTGGCGGTCAGCGCCTAGAGGCACCTCCTCTTCAATCGTCAGGTGGGGACACGCATGTCCCAGTTGGAAATCAAAGCTCATGGGTCTACTCTCTGGCGTCTAATAGGCAAATCACCCCACGGCCCAGGGGTCCACACCCACCGGATCGTCAAAAAGCGTGTCGAACAGCGAGATACCTGTTGGATTGGTCTCCGTGCCCAGCTTTGTGGTCGTGAAATCCGGCTCTCCGTCGCTGTTCGTTTGGTAAAAAACGCCATCCATCTCCGATACGAGCCGGGTGAGGTGGAGGTTGCGCGCATAGCGGGAGGGATCTGGGGGGTTCGGAAGATCCTCGACTGAGCCTCCGATGGCTTGTTGGATCAGCGTGTCGCGCTCCTCCATAAGCTGCTCCCGGAGGTCCATCAGTTTGATGATGCGCTGTTCCAAATGCTCAAGTTCTCCGAGCTCCTGTCGAACCCACCGACGTGCGTGGTCCATGCGAATAGCCACGTTGCCCCCAGCATCCGCTTGGTCGAAATACTTGCCAGCCAGGGTCATGGCATCTCGAGGGAACGTCGGAAGGGCACCGGCATATCGACCACCAGGCCCATAAGAGTCCGTGCTGCGTGGAGCGATGGCACCACCATGGGGCTGGTCATACGGCGTCGACTCAACACCCTGGTCCGTGAAGACTTCGTTGGGGTTGTCATCAGGACTCTCAGTGGGGTCGTTGTTGGTCGAGAATAGGATTTCATCCGGTTGGAGCCACATGGAGATGCTCATAGGGCTGCCACCCTGAGCGATGTACGCTTGACAGAGTTTCTCAAGCGAAGACCCCGGCGTAACCAAGTATTTCGTCCGCACCTCCGACACAGTCTGGACAACGCGTTCAGAGCCATTTTGCGTGTCCTTCACCGTTTCTTCACGCGTTTCGTAGAAAGCGGTGATGCGACCAAGCCTGCGGAGTTCGGCGTTGAGTACCTTGACGCGTGAAGAAACATTGCGGCGTTCGTTCAACGTCCAGTTGCGGAAAGCCCCCCACTGCGCTTTGCGCATGGACCCGAGATAGTTGAACGGCATCAGTCGTTTCCTTTGAAAAGCGCAGCGAACACGTCAATGGCCAGGTTGGGGATGCCACCGGCGAACAGGACGATGCCACCACCGTAAGAGTCCGATTGCGGGTTTGCAGGCGGGGTGGGCTTGTTCTGCGAACCAATCAAGGCCGTGGTCACCCCATCTGTACCGGGGGCCACAACAACGAGGCCCGCCGCTGGCGTGATGGAGAAGAAGAACCGAAGCAATCGTTGGATGAGAGCATTGAGTCGGTTGAGGAAGGCTTGGAGTTCGCGGATACGGCTCTGAAGAAATTCGATGTAGCGCCGAATGGTCTCCGCGATGCTTTCAATCGCAGCTTGAATGGCCCTGAGCAGCGCGAGGATCTGATCGAAGAAACGATCGATGGCTGGGATGCCTTGCGGGAACAGCCGGAAAGCAATCCAGCCGCGCTCTTGTGGGCGCACTTGAGGCCCCACAGCGACTTGGAGCACGAACTGTGCCCCCTCATACACGCTGTCGGGGATCAGGTTGCGAACGAAATCCATGGACTGCAGTCGAGCCCCTTGTCGGATATATGCAACCGGCGCCATGTCGACTGACCCGCGTCCTCGGTTGCTACCTTCCGTCACCGACGCGAAGAAGAAGTGTGGGTTTCGTTGAAGAAGAGCACGGCTTCCAGTCTGACGAGTTATGTTGTCCGCGATGCGGCCGCCCGTTACTCCGAGTGACTGCGGGTTCGGAGACAACCCGAAAGTGTTGTTGTCGTTTTGAAGAAGTTCAAGAAGAGACCCCCCTACCTGACCTTGACTCCTTCGGATCTCATCAACATCGGGGTCCGTAGTGACTCCGATGTTGCCAAAGCGCGGGTCGAAGAAGATGCCGAAGTTGAGAAGATCCTGAGCACGCTCGACAGCAAGTTGGCGTGCGGGGAGCGGCGGCAAATTCTGGGTAAGGAATCGGTTCGTCAAATTGATGCAGTTGATGAACAGCTTGCGCCTGAACTTCGGCAACGACGCGCCGGCTTCATTGAAGTACTTCTTGACCTGGCGGCGTCCGGTGAGCTGGATCATCAGGAATTTTGCCAAGTCTTCAAGACCCGTGGACAGGCGAGCGTTATCCTCGTAGGTACCCCAAAACGGGTTGATCCTTCCATCAGCGAGCGCCTGCCCCGACGACGGCGGGAAATCAACGGGCTCTCCGCTCTCCGAGAGAATGACAGGAAGATCTGACCGACTCAGCACCAAAACGGCCAACGCTTCAGCCACAGCACGCAAGTACAGTTCCGTGCTCGCGTCGGGGAACAAAATGGGTGTCACGGCCGAAGGAGGTCCGGCATCCAGAAGCCCCACCGTGTCAGGATTCTTGAGTGTGAGTACGGGCCCCTCACGGTCACGCAAAGCCGTTTGGTCCGCGACAAACTGGTAACCCGTTGCGGACTTGATGTCCCGAGTCACCGCACGCACACGAACGAAGAACCGCTCTGGCTGGTTGTCATCGTTTTTCCGTGCAATTTTACCGGGGCCCGCGGGGCCAAAAAGACCCGTATTGAGCTCAAAATCGGCATCGAACGGCATGTCATCAAACAGGAAAGTCGCGCCGTAGCCCTTGCCTGGAAAGAACAGATTCTGACTAAACGGAACGTAGAAAGTTTTCTGGAGGTAGTGCTTGTCTCCGCTCTGGAGCAGGTCAAGCGGGATCGGGGCTTGGTCGTTGAGGTTTTTGATACCGTAGATGCGAACAGCGTCGCTCTTGAACTCTCCCAAGAAGTCAACAGCATCGTTCCAGTTGATGTTGCCGTTGACATCGACCTGTTGAATCCCACCACGAAGGAGGATCTGGTTCCCGTCTTCATCGAGGACATCCACAACCTCCGTCTTGGACGGCTGGTTGTTGAGGTCCATGGACTGCGCCGAGCCTTCGATGACACGCTCGGCCACGAGTTTGATGGGTTGCTCAAGCGTGGAGAACTCCACGAAGAATCCCGCGGGGGGGAGAATGGGCGTATCGGGAAAAGGCGCCCCCGGAATAGGGGCCATCTGCCACGTCAAGTTCACCGCGTTATAGGGGTTGGCGAGGTTGTCTTCGACAGAACGCTTGGGACCGATGCCACGGAAAAACCCCTTGCTGAACGAGAAGATCGTCGCCCCGTCGTACCCGTAAGTCGCTTGGACGTTGGTGACCGAGCTGTTCAACCGGTTCCGTCCCCTCCGATTGAAAAGCGCGAGAATGGACCGGATGAGTTGGACGATGCGGTTGATGCCGCGGATATCGGCCTGGACAAACAAGAACACTGCCAGGCACGTCGAAAAGGAACTGATGTTCGGACGGTTGGGGTCCGAAGTGTCTTGCAGACGTGCCACCATGCGGGCTTCGTAAGACAGGTAGCCGCCCTTGAGCGCCTGAAAATCAGGCCCCTCGAGCGCGTACATGTCCCCGTGGATGTAGATGCCCAACTGTCGGAGGTCGTTGAGAAGCGCCTCGATAAGACGCTTGATCGCTTCGATGAGGGCGATCAAGGGATCAAGCAATCCGCTGAGGAACACCTTAAGCAACTCGAGCACCGCCAAAAGAATGTCGAGGATGCGGATGATGAACGAGAAGAACGCATCAACCGCCTCGCGCACCGGCTCCAGAAAGTCCGGGATCTCAAGCGAGATGGTCTGCCAGGTGCCTACAACGCCTTGTTGTTCTGGTCCTAATTCTGGATTTGGCATCAGCTACCTCCCTCCCCCTCGTTTGAGTCGCGCAAGCTGATGGCCCAGTTCGTCTGTTTCCCGAAGGTCGTGTTCGACTTGTTGTTCGATGATGCCGCCCATCTCTTTCAAGATGTCCGCGTACCATTTGAGCGTAGGCAACTGAGCCGTGTCCCCGTCCTTGACGTGGTCTTCGTTGTTGACCCACTGGTTTGGTTCGATCCCCTGTGCCCGAAGTCGTTCAATGACCTCTTCGGGGGTCATCTTCGAACAATCGAAATCAAAGGGACTCCGGTACTCGTACGGCTTGCGCTCCCTCTTCCTTTTTCGAGTGGTCATGCGCCAGCGTCTCCCACCGACTTCGACAGTCGAAGTTGTTTGAGTTCTTGACGCCGCTTCTTGGGAAGTTCTCGATCGAACCTGCGGATGAGCTCCAAGGTGCCATCTTCACGATTGACTCGGAAATCGAGCCACGCAAACCGTTGCTCACGGAACTGATCGTCGTTGTCGAGCACATCCTCGATGCGGTCGGGCAACACGGGGCGACCATCTCCATCGTCCGCGGTCGGGTTGTTCACGTTGGTCTCGAGCGTTGAGTAGCTCGGGACGCCGGGCAACGCGCCCACGGGGAACTCAGCATCCAAACGGAAGTCGTTCACCCAGAACCGCCTATCGAGGACTCCGAGGGAGTCCGTGGTGTTGGCGTACGGACTGATGGACACCAGACCGCGCACCCCGTCGATCAGCTCGTTGCTCATAACCCCTTTCCCTTCGTCAGGGATCAAAGGGTTACCGAGATCTGCGACGTGCTCGTCACGCTGGAACACGAAGTAGCTTCCGAACTTGTCCTCTCGGAAAAACACATCGAACTCCTCTAGGAAGCTCAGCGTGCGCTCTCGCATGAGCAGAATCAGGTCTACCGCATCCGTAGAAAACAGTGCGGAGGGCCGAAACACCCGATACGAGAAGGGCGCGATGCTCAGGAGGTTTCCACGGAAGGAGTTGGCAGGAGACCCGTTGTCACCCGCAAACGCCGTGGGCCTCAGGTCGAGCTGTCCCTCCACGCCCGGGCCTCCCGGGGGGTCCGCGAACGGAGCCGTAGAACCCGAGATCGTTGGAAGCACCGCGTACTCCGCGTCAACCCCGAAGGTGACGTTGCCGCCACCGGGATCGGCCGAGTACTCGGTCTCCGAACTCACAGTCAGGGAATCCCCCGCGATCTCAGTCACGCGATACCACCCACGGTTGTCGTCGAGCTCGGAAGGACCCCCGGCAAGGAAAGGCACCTGCTGTCCTGCCTGAGCCGTCGTGCGCCCTGGGACGCTGCGGTCCCCAAAGGGCCTCGTTCCGCGCTCCTGGCCCGTCGTGGGGACTCCTGAGGGGCCTTGAACGAGCCCCGCAGAATCGATCAGGACGATGTCCCCTTCTTGGATGTTGAGGGCCGCGAAGTTGACGGTGCCGTCGGTGTCTTTGAGACGCCTCGGATCTGTGGGGTTGGCTTCGGAAGGGACGAACCCTCCGTCTTCGCTCGAGTAGTCTGCCGTGCGCTCAAGAAGCATCGTGTCAACGATCTGGCTGAAAAGCTGAGCGTTGCTCTGCTGATGCGGGACAGGTACTTGTCGCAGGTAGACCTCAAACTTCTTACCTGGAACGTCTGCGGCCGGGACCTTCGTGATGCCGGGCTCCTTGAGCCAGATCTGCGTTGCGGACTCGATGCCTGCAATCTCGATCTCCTCGAGGAGAGTCGTGCCGTCATCATCGAACAGTCGGAAGAAGTCTCCGGGGTTCACGTTGACGAGGTCATCGTTGAACGGACCAAGGTTCGTGGCATCGTCAGCGGTCACGACGTAGGGGTAGACAAACCCTTCTGTCCCCACCGGTGCGCTCCCGAAATCGGAGATGATGCCTTCGCGGATCTCGTAGACGTAACGCAGTGGCCCGAGCAGCTCCCCGATGCCCTCGAGCACCGTATGGAAACGACGGATGCGACGAATCTCCCAAGTCACCGGTTCGTCCGTGGAAGGTTCACCAAAAGCACTGGGGTCACGGAACCCGATGTCCGCAGCAGCCACCGAGTTGCCCGCATCGACCACCCGCTCAGCACCCCCGGCCAAGTTGAGCGTCGGTTTCGACCACGAGGGCTCAAGAAAGATGCCTGCTTGTGCGTGGAACCCCGGAGCCAACAGACCAGTGATCGTGAGCAGGGTGTCTCCAGGCATGATGGCGAAGAGCCCTGCAACGGTATGGATGGAGTTCCAATCGGAAAGCCCGACAGGGGTTTGGTCGATCTGGAAAAACTCGGGGACGTTGTCGTAGACGTACGCGTTGGGGTCGGGATCAAAAGATGTGTTGAGGATCGGAGTGGCCACAAACACTCCGAGCTCGTTCAGGCCAGGAGCACCAGCAACAAGATCAGCTCCCGCCAAGTCCCACCCTGCTGCACCGCCCGGCCCAAAAATGGCGATGCCATCGAAGCCACCAATGGGGGTGGGGAGCGGCGCCAAAGACCCGACCGTGTTGTGGTTGAAAGGTTTGGGCTCAGTCCCACCAATCAATAAATCCTCGGCATTCTCCATCGTGATGTCGACCCGATAGAATCCCGATACGAGAATCCCCTCGGCGAGAGCATCGATCTCGGCGGCCGTGAACGCAGTCCCGGCAAAGTCCTCGACGGTGAGGGGGTCTACGGTGAAGACGTTGGTGCCGTTGTTGACCGCCGTGTACGCAATTTTGTAGTTCGCAGTCGTGTAGTTCGCGGCATCGGGATCAGGCTGCACGATGAAGTACAGGAAACCACCCGCCGGGTCCCAAGCTGACCCTCCTCCAAGCAGTGTCGTGTTTGAGACCGTGACGGTGCCTCCGACATCGACATCCGTTGAAACAAGGGATGGGAATTTGACGCCAGCCCATCCGGGAGTGTTTGCAGGCAACGTGGTCTGGGACGCACCCAGATCTCGCTGTTGCGTCGTAAGATCGGCCGCCGATGGCTCAAGCGCGTACTTGACGAGATAGGTGCCAGCCGTAGCCGCTCCCTTGGGGGCTAGATCGTCCGTCCCAAGGATGACGAGAACATCCCCCGCCTCAACGGCCGAAAGTCCCTCTCCCGTAACGCCGAGAAGGGTGACGCCATCGCTCGAGATACGGTTGTTTCGGTCTGGGGTGCTCCCCGCGATACCGGTGCCCTCCGCGATGGGGATCACTTGCCCTTCCCCAAATCTTGAAGACGCAAGTGCCGTGAAGGTAATCGGACTCGACGTGACAATGGGCGTGTTGCCGTGCCCCTCAAACCCCATCACTCGAACCGTGCCGCGCCCATCTCCCGCCGGAAGCGGATTGAACGTCCCGACGAACGGGTACACATCCGTTCGAGCAAGGAAAGTGAACGGTGCCCCGCCATTCACAGAAGCAGGCGCATTGACCGTGTTGGTCGTGACCGACTTGCTCTCAATCTCAAGCACGCTGAGTTCAGAGAACACCGGGATGCCCACCACCGCGGGCTCCCCACGCGGAAGGACCGATCGCAAATCAAGCCCTTCGCTGAGCGTAAGCCTGTCGAGCTGAATGAAGGCGGTCCCACTTGAGCCTCCCGAGAAATCGAGATCGATGGTGAACCAGAGCGGGACAGTGTCTCCAGGGTTCAACGGGTCTTCGGGGAGGTCAGGGGCACCCCCGAGGCTGATGGCGTACCAAGAGCCGGCCGTCGTGATCGTCAATACGTTGTCGGTAGCCGACGCCGCTGTAATTGCTGAAACGAATGGGGCCGACGAACTCGTGGCCGTGTTGGCCCCGAAGTCGAGGACCAAGGTGTCCACGATGACGGGAACCGGCGTGATGTTTGTCGGAGCCGTCCACAGATTGATGGTGATGAGGTTGCCGGCGCCGAGCGCCATGAAGTTGTTCAGCCCACCAGCCACGCCCGCGGGGGTTCCGTCATTGAGCACCAAAAGTGCCGTGGAGATCTGTGTGATGTCGAAGGTCGTGACGACAGCTCCGCTCTCGTTGATGACCATCCCTGCCGGGTTGACGGAAGGCGCCTGATTCACAAACGACATCGCCGTCTTGAACAGGTAGCGCATCGTGTCTCCGAGCGCAGTCGGCGTCACAAAACGCGGAGGCTCAATGGAACTGCCACTCGCATCCCCCGTAGCAAGCCCCACCGACAGGATGCCTTGTGAACCTGCGGGGAGACCGAGGGCACTCTGTCCCGTCTCAACGAGCAGCACATCGAACTGGCGCACATCCCCAAGGCCACTGTGTGGTGTGTATCCGCCGGCGGTATTGACCGGCCACACGTCGAACTGCGTGTTGATCGTGGCCGGGGGCTCCCCGCCTGCAAAGACGCCCAAAATCTCTCCGTCGGCACCCTCAACTTCGTCCGGGTAGACGGCGCTGGGAATCCCAGTGTCCGCGTACAGGTCGTTGAACGCTCCTGCCACGATGCCGAGCTGATCGATCTCGGTGTTCTGAGCGTAGAGGTACGGCAGTGTGTAGTCGCCACTGTCGTTCGTGAAACCGCCTGTGAGCGCCGGGATGGCAGCGGGTTCCGTTGCCCCGTTACGGAACGTAACCGAGCCCTCGATGTTCGTGAGGGGCTTGGGCGGCTTCTGACCGAGGAGTTCCTTGATACCGAAGATGCTCGGGTCCGAGAACGAAGGGAACGTGATGTCACGGAGTTCGCCATCAGGGCGGTCCACTCCTACGTCGAATCCAACCCGGAAACTCGGGAGCCCTTCGAGTTGAGCCTCTGTGTTGCTCTTGGTCGAAGGCTCGTCAGGATCAACGGATGAGTCAATCTCAGCATCCGAAGGAGTGACGAAAACCGTGTCTCCTCGGAACAGCGCAATGGGGCCATCCGAAGATGCCGGGTCCTCCGAAACCTCGAGCAGATCGTTGTCGCTCTTGAGGATGGTGGCCAAATCCCCGGGGATATGGTCTTCCGTAGCAAAAGTGATGATGCACCCAAGAAGGATCTCTCCCACGAACACCGAACGCCCAACCGTGTAGGTCTCGGGGGTGCCGGTGCCCACCAGTGCAGAAGGGAAGTCGAAGGACGCGCTCTCCGAAGTCTGCACGTCGAGGATGCGACCATCAGGGCGCCCGAACGTGATCTTCGGCCGTCGGTTGATGTCCGCGTTCGTCTCTTGGAAAGCAGGCGTGAAGAAATCGGGGTCCCCCGTAGTGAGATCGATGACCTCACCTCCCTGAGCTGCAAGCTGAGTCACGTCCGGCAAGCCGTTCGCCCCGAGCGGGAGCTCGTGGAGCGGAAGGGGCGTGGCGATCACTGCGGGACGCGGATCGGCTGCGAAGTTCGTCCCACTGAATGGGATAGAGTCAAACTCCGGGAACCCGGTGGGCGAGTACGCGAAGATACGTGCTCGAGCGAGTCGGTTCTGCACCGTGACCGAGCCGATGTTCTCGACCTGTCCGATGACAGGGTTGCCCACGTCAGCAATGCTCTTGAAGAACGTGCTCGCACGCTTGGGCAACTCGATCTTGAAGTTGCCTCCGCTCCCCTTGATGGACAGCCGCTTGACCTTCTTGCGGAACGCATAGACCCCCGGTTTGACGGGGTCGGCCTCGAGGTCAGCTTGGATGCCAGGATCGGTGAGGGTGAAGTACTCGGCCTGCTCAGGGAAAATGCGAGAGAACCGGCTCGCCACACCGAGACGCCGGTACTTACCGAACGCCTCCAAACGGAGGGGGAACAGTCGCAGACGCTTGCGAGTCCGAGCGTAGAGAACGATGTCATCCACGTCGTTCATCGAGAACTCGCGCTGGAGGTTCTGGAGGTCCCCGAGGAAGTCAGGATCGATGAAATCCCCCTCGAGCTGGTCGCCCGCGATGATGAAGTTTGAGGGATCGACAACCGGGTCCCGCGTCAGGAAAGTGGCCTTCGGGTTGTACCCAAAGAACACTTCCGAGAAGAGGTTACGGTTGTTGAGCTCCCCACTGATCTCATCCTCGTAGCCGGGAGGTGTGACCTCTTTGTGCTTGCCAACGAAGAACTGGAACTTGCCGTCTCGGTCGCCGATGATGTTGCCCGAGATGGTCTCGGTGATCTGTTCAAACGCGAGGATCGCTTCGTTGTAGAACTCAAGGAACACGCGCGCAGCTCGGTCGGTGTCTTCAAGCCCACGGCGCTGCGACTTGAGCCCAAGACGCCCTTGGGTGGCGTTCTCAGTCGGGGGAATGACCGCAGGTGCGGGGCCAAGGGAAGGCAGAGACGCCGCAATGTCCCGTGCCACCTCATCCGCCACCTCTCCGAGATACGAGAGCAACGGCAACGTCCTGTAGAAGAACGTGTCGGGGTTGGAGAACGTGTACGACCCAAGGAGTATCTGGCCGAGGCGATTGTTCTCCTCCGAAGGTGACGCGACGTATGAGAACTTCGCTACGAAGCGCGGGTTGAGGATGAAGTCCCCAAGCTGGATCGGAGAGATAGCCCGCTGACGCGTATGACGGAGGTAGAGGCTTTGAGTAGGAAGGAGCGGCCCCTGCGGAGGACTGAGGAATTCAACCGCACCATCGTCAAGATTGATCGTGTAGTCGATCGACTCTCGGAGCGTGCGCCCAGGAAGTACATTGCCAGCAGCATTGGTCTCTCCAAATAGGATGAGTTCGTACGGCTCCTCAGAGGCAACAGCCCCACGACCCAAGAACTGAGAAGGAGTGGGCGGGTACACTGGCCGTACGCTGATCTTCGCGACGTCCTGTCCAAACGCAAACCCCCGAGGGAAGAAGCTCGTGATGTCGATCTGCGTTCGGTTGCCATCCACCAAATTGGCGCCCGACACGATGAACGGGAATCCCCCAAGCTCAAGGAGGTACCCGGGCACGAGAATGCCCGTCAGGTCTGCCAGGAATTTGATGCTCTGGAAGCCACGGTTGACAGGCTCGTACTGCGCTGAGAGTTCGAGCCAAAACCCATCAGGGGCTTCGGGCACGATGTCCGTGGCAAGCGGGATGTCGCTGATCAGCGACAGAGAGTCGCCTCCCGGATCACGGGAGCCGGCTTCGAGCTGGGTCTCTGGGATGAAGTCAACCGTGGTCAGGTTCGTAGTTGCGTCGTACGTGGACTCCGTGATGTAAAACGGGAACTCAGCCACACGCAGGAGTTTGCCGGGTGTGACGTCACTGGTCCGATCCGTCTCGAGTGTGAATTTCGTCTTGTCCACCTCGATACGAAACGGAGGCCGGTACACGGGGGACTGGCTAGCGGTATAGGTCTGCTCTCCGCCAAACGCCTCAAACACCGCGTAGGAAACAAGCACTTCGCTCGTCACGTCTACGGGCTCCGCAAGGATGGCAACGTAACTCTTGCTCTCGTTGTTGATCTCAAACGTAGCGACCGGGGAACTGCCGATGTTGTAGAGCGTCGAGCCCACATACAGCGCGACATCCACCTCTTCATCGACGGTGCGCTCAGTCGGGTTGAACAACCACCGACTTTCCACCCCCGAGGCAGCCCCACTCTCTGGGGTCGCGGGTTCCAACCGCACAAACAACGGAAGTTGCTCGGTGATCTCGACAGACTCTTCACCTGCTTCGGGATCTTCGGGATCGACAGGCACAAACAGCAGGTCACCGGTCCCGTTCTCGGCTCGGAAGTAGTTGGTCTCGACAACCTGGAACTCGCGCAGCGGTTTCGTGAACGCAAACGACGCTTGGAGCGGGTTGAGCGTCACGTCCTGCCCTGAAGTCTCCGTGACCATCTCTTCAACCAAGTAGACCTTCGTGCCTCCGTAGGAAGCCATGTCCGGCGTGTTGAAATTGAGTTCCCCATCCGCGGGGTCGTACTCGACGATGCCCGCAGGGAGATCGATGGGACTCGAATCGGGGGTCAGGAACTCCTCGACGTAGACGGCGTTCTGGCCATCAAACTGGACGAAAACTTCGGCGCCGAAGTTCAGGAGCCCTGAAACGTCCTGCACCTCAATGACATCCCCGACCAGCGGGAAGGACAGGACGCCAGGGACTTTGATGAGGTTGCCGTCCGCGAACGTGTAGGTCTTGTCCCCCACGCGAATCGAAAAGTTGTCGTTGACGAACCGCTCGGAGCTCGGGGTTGGGACCTCGAGCGCCGAGTTGACGATCACACCAAGGTCAGTCTGTGTGAGCGCGACGAGCTGGGCGACAGGAGACGTGTCCTCGAGCCCGTAGCGGATGCTGATGGCACGACCACTCTGGAGTGCGTCCCCAAGGTCAGCACTGAGGCGAGTGCCTTCTTGTGTCGTTTGATTGAGAGGGACATCCCCAAGAGGGGAGAGCACTCGGACCTTCCACGGGTCCTCGGGAAGGTGTTGGAACTGAATGTACTGGGTATCCGCGATGAGACCCGGGTCGAACTCTTCAACCGTCTCCCCATCGTAGAGCTCCCACGGCACAGGACCGTCCGTAACCGGGAACTCCTGTTCAACCTCAAGACTGTTCGTGAGCGTTGCATCCTCGGCCACGACATACGTGCCCTTCGCGTCGCCCTGCGTCACTTTGAGATGCCACCCTGCTTTGACTTCGAGCGTCACGAAGTCGATGTCAGACGAGTCATCCGTGAATGTCGTGGTGGCTGCTGTGAAGGTGCCGCGACCACCAAGTTGCTTGAGGGCCCCCACGGTGTCGATCAACAACGCGATGCCTGCGTCCCCCCCGGCAGGGAGGATGTAGTCCTCGTTCAAGATCTGGAGATTCAGAGGAGACCCGGCGGTGGACAACCGCAGACCGTTCCCCGGCAGTCGCATGGACGACTCGATGACTTGGCCCTGCCCAAGGAACAGATTGTCCGTGGGCTGCTCGACCGTCGCGTTCTCAGTGTGTTGGAACGCCCACGAGAACTTCTCGATCCCGAACTCGTAGAACACTTCCTCGTAGTTCTCGAGGTTGAACTTGACCAGGCCGTCTTGGATACGGAAGAAGACACCTTCGTCGTAGCCAGCTCGGTCTTCAAGCGGCGGCCGGTCCAAGAGCACGATGGGGGATTGCGAGATGGACGGGGTGAGCACCACGTTGTCGAAACGCCCAATGTGGCGGACATCCGAGATACTGTCCTTCGTCCCATCCAAGTTGAAAGGACTGCGGAAGACCCCCACGGACGTTCCGTTGTCAGGCAAGAACACCAGATCGGGCGCAGGGTCCACGTCATTTGGCGACGCAATCCGTACGATCCATCCGGGCAAGAACCCGAGCGCGGAGGGCCCTGAAAGGTCTTTGGTGCCGTTGGGTCCGAACCCAATCTCGATTTCTCCGTAACGGAAACCATTGACGACGGAAGTCGCCCCGATGGACACGCGCCCGTTGAGTGCTTCCACTACAGCAGCCGTCACAGACCCCAGGCTCGTGGCAATCTCTTCGGCGGTGAAGGTACCTCCCGCAGAGGTCTCCACGCCTCCGGGGTTCAAGGCAGCGTTCCAGGTTGACTGGGCGCCGTCCACGGAGAAGACAAGAATCTCAGTGCCCTCGAGCGTGAAGTCATCACGAACCCGAGACCAGATGCGTGCTTCCTTGGCGTACACCGAAGGCTGCACACCCGACTGGAGGAAGTACATGACCTTCCCATCGAATCGCTTGAGGTCTTGTCGTCCAAGAATGACTTCGCTGCCTCCCGAGCCCTGTCGCCGATCGACATAGGCAACCCCGCGCGGAATCCTGAACCGGAAACGAGGACGCTCATCGTCGTCATCGAAAGTCCTGATAGTCCTGATCTGTCCGTTGTCGGAGAACAGCACCACGTCCCACGGTCCCTCGATCTCACGGACCATCCCGGAACCGTTGCCAGGGCGGATACCCGCAGCCGTGTTCGTGTTCGGGATCGTTCCCGTACCGTCGGGGTTGTGCAGAACGCCCGAAGTTCCCGGCGTGGGGGTCGGGATGGCGTCAGGGATGTAGATGCTGTGGTTCTTCCCGTCCACCGTCGTGGGGCCACCGCCGCTGTCCACGAGCCGTATAGGAAGCCTCATGGGCACGGGACGTTGGGTGAGGCTCACACCGTCGTAGAAGACCTGAGCTCCGAGGTAATCAGGGTCGAAACCTTCTTCGTCGGGGTCAGCCTTGGCCAGGTCCTCCTCCGAGAACTTGAGGCGTCCCGTGGAGAGCGCGACCCCAATCTGTCCCTCCAACACGATGACGGCTGCAAGCTGTGCTTCCGTGTCTGCAAACCGAACCTCGAGAGGCTGCCTGGACCCAATACGGAGGAACGGGTAATCGGTGGGGCCTGGGATCGGAGCGATGAACAACAGGTTGAGATCTGCGTCCTCAAGAAGACCAAGAGGCTCGATCTCAACTTGATCGACGAACCCTTGGTAGGAGTAGAAGATCGTCTGCCCGGCGTACTCGTCAACGAAGGAGGGATTCCATCGAAGTGTGCCTGACTCGTTGCCCACTACACCGGAAAGCGTGGGCTCTGTCTCAAAAGCAAACTCCTCGACCTCTTCCTCTGGCACGACCTTGATGCCACCGAAGCCCGAAGCAGCAACAGGCTCGGCCACCGGAATCGAAGCGGCATCAGGACGCGTTCCGATCCTGACCATGCAGTATGCGTCAGAGTCTCCGCTGTCTCCTGGAAGGAACTCCCCCGCAACGATGCGAACCGGAGAAGGTGAAAGAACGTAGGACTCGTCCTTGAGAATGACCCCCAAGTTGCGCGGAGGCGTTCCACGGATAGGCGCCCATCGCTGGAGCCGACCATTCCAAATGAATCGCGTCTCGTAGCGGTCGTTCTTGGACCACCAGAACGCCGGAGGATCGAGCAGGTAGTCGAGGTCAATGGCACGGTCGCC